ATACTGGTACGGGCACGGAGAATCGAACTCCGATTTACTGGTTAAAAGCCAGTTACTTTACCACTAAGTTATACCCGCAAATACTGGCGGTCCCAAGGGGTAACGATCCCCTTCTTTTGGCGTGACAAGCCAACGTGCGTCCATGAACACTTTGAGACCTTATTCTTTGGTGGAGGATAACGGATTCGAACCGATCTGAATACCCGCATTGCAAGTGCGGTGACCACCCCAAGCAGTCCCATCCCCCTTATTACCATATTGAAGCACACTAATACCAAACTTTTTCGCCCCGGCTTATATGTCTATGCATCGTAGCGTTGGTCCTTGACGGGTCTTCAAGTGTGCTTCAATATGGTACCAGGTAGTGGGATTGAACCACTGACCAATGGATTATCGATCCACTGCTCTACCTCTGAGCTAACCTGGTATAGGTACGCTAAATTATTAATGAACTTTTTTACATCTTCGAACGACGTATCGTTCTTCACCATACCCTTATATTAACATCTAATGATACCCGAGTCAACTGTAAGGATATTCAATTCTAAAATAAAAAACCCTCGGAACATTTCTGCTACGAGGGTTTCAGGTAAAAACTGTGTTTTGTATGTTACCTAGCCCTCTAGCACACTCCATGGATTTTGTGTGGCACGGCACTCTGGCTTATCATAGCCTGATACCGTAATAATTCTAAAGGAATGTAACATACAAAACATAACTTCTCCTGTTCTTTTTATTATTTATACCCTACGGTCGCACTCTGCACATGTTTTTTCAACATATCCCAATCAATATCAAAACTAATTAGCTCTCCATTGTTGTATAAAGATGTACTATACTCACCTTTGAACGTACCATCCTTAACTTGTTCTACAGCAACAACTTCAGCTTTAACTTCTTTTACTTTTTTAGGTCTTCCCATATTATTCTCCGTCGGGGCACAAACTGTTGTTTAAGAATAGGCAAGCTCTCATGTCTCGCTCACTCCCCCATTATTTATATCGTCTCCCGACGTTTAAGCTGCGATTTGCTTCAGCTCTTCAATTTCAAGATCCTCATCTTCAGCCTTAGGGGCTACTGTGATCTTGGGTTGCTTAACAGCTTTGGTCTTAGCAGGAGCCTTAACCGAGGCCGGCGCCTTAGCAACTTTCGGCGCTTTGGGTGCGGATGCACCGGATTTCTTACCCATTGTCTCAGTAATCAGCGAATCCCATTGCTTGAACACTCCGCCTAGATCGAGCAAATATTGGCATGCTTCTGCCTTCGTCATTGCTTTAGGAAGTTGAACAAGCTCTAAAGGATCGTGACCACCTTTGGCTAGCAACTTAACACGAGATGCTAGATCATTAGCGAAACGAACCTTAGTGGAACCATGCTGAGTAGAAACACCTGCAACTGTAAAATATGAATCTGACATGATATAATTACCTCTCATAAAATTGATCTTAATTAACTACTATACCGAAATTATATAACCGACTGAACACCTTGTCAAGCATTTTGGATAAATTTCTTAACTGCAGATGAATGCTTGCATGCTTTACGATACTGGTATCCGATACATTCACAAGAGACTGATCCGTTTCTGGAGATCACTTGATACTGTTTACCAGTTTTCTTAGACTTAACTCTGAAAAGTCTGCTAGCAGAACGTCCCTTTGCCATGTCTAAACCAACAATATTTTGCTTGAACACCATCGAAATGGGATGCATCGGATTGTCAGTCAAAACACTAATATAGTCGTCATCCAACCATTTCGGATTGGGGACGATTTGCCCTTTTAGAGTATTCTCAACCCAGCCTTCACTCTTATACAGATGAGAGTAGCGGCGTGTCTTGAGCTCTATAAATTGTCCGATTTCTAAGTTCATATCATAATTATATAAGAAAAAGTAACCCGAGTCAAATGCTCGGGTTCTAATCTGTTGTTCTAGAACAACACTTGTAAGTCATTGATTATTCGTTGATCTCTTCTTTTTCTATTAGTCCTTGTTCTTCGAAAAAATCTAGTGTGTCACCTATGCCCTTATTTACGCCCCTCAAGTAACAAGCATAACATGCTGCTAGCATCAGACCAATCTGTAGTAGATCCATTAACGTGAATGTGATTGAGTTCATGCCTATCCTTTCTGCTCAATATTGATACTCCTCTTTGAAATAACAAAGTAATTCCTCCTCTAGGGTAAAAGCTTCTATCTCCCAAGGTTGATCCCAGTAAGAATCAATATTGCAGACTTCGCCATGCCAAACTGTCTTGTAACCATCCCTGAAGTATTTTGCCTTTAGTTCATTCTTAGCAAACTGTTTTACATGCACCATCTCATGTGCGAGCAAACGTAACATCTTATTTGTTCGCATCTTTTTAATTTCAATCTCGAAACTTCTGAGTCTCCCGGATAACTCTTCTGGACAGCAATATGCTTGTGCATGTTTGCCTAGGCTGTCATATATTATGATTCTGATACTTAAATGTTTTATCAATTGGGGAGACATCAGCATACCAGCATAAAAATTTGCTGCTGTCTTTAGTAAAGATGTTAGATATCTATCTCTAGCATTTCTAACTGATACTATCATTTAGTCGGTGAACGCAGGCGGTTCGTGATTAAATAATTCTTCTTCTATTTGCTTGATCTTTTTTGGTTGATCATTAAGTACTTCTTTTAGAAGCATCTTATCTTGATCGGTTTGTTCTTGAATTGGATTTTGATTTGGGTGAGGAAAAAGCATAACGCCTCCTATAGTTTTATCCCTGAATAATCACGAGACTTCTTGAAGAAAGAATTGATATCATATGTTTCTAGTTTTGATTCGTCTAATGATACGCCTGAATCTGATAAATTTTTCTGAGCATTTTGCTCAAGATCATATAATTTCATTCTTGCTCGATCAATCCCGACGACGAACCTTTTATTTATTGTTGGATCATTATATCTGTTTTTCAATTGCTTGACCATGATCTGATTCAATTGATCAAGTTCCTCAGTTGCAATGAGGGCAAACATGAGATCAACTGTAGCAGGAAGACCAAATGATTCTGAAGTATCAGTAAGTTCAACATCAGTATTTCCATATCCACCTCTTGTAGTTTGAGTCGCAGATAATATAGGCAAATTTTCCTCGACTGCTAATCCTCGTAATTCTTCAGCAATAGACTTAATTAAAGTATAGGAATTGATATTAGCGCCAGCTTTGAATCTAGATGATGCGCAAATATTAAGATAGTCTACAATAATCATATCAGGTTTAAACTGACGCTTTAGCTGTAACTCATTTAGTAATGCTTTAAAATGTCCTACATGCGCACTGGTTGTAGGATATTCCTTAATGATTAGTTTGCCGGTTGTCTTGTCTCTTATCTTTTCTATTCTATTTTCAAAAAGTGCTCGAGGTAAATCCTTTAGTTGATCCATTGTTATATTCATTAGATTGGCATCAATACGTTCAGCAATTCTTTCCTCTGCCATCTCTAAAGTAATATATAAGACATTTTTACCTTGAGCTAAAATAGATGCTGCAACATGGCACATGAATAAGGATTTACCAACACCAGTACCAGCAAGTACTACATTTAATGTCTTATTTGGTAGGCCACCATTTGTGATTTTATTGAAGTAGTCTAGATCAAACGGTATTCTTGATTCTACCTTATGATAAAAATCATATCTTGACTGAGCATTATCAATATAATCATGCCCTACATTGTTGTCGAAACATACGGCGAGAGCGTCTTGGAGTAACTGTGGGATTCCGTCGGTTGACAGGCTTTTATCACGACCATCAATAATGGAAATAGAATTAAGTATCGCATTATATAAAGCTTTATCCTTACAAAATTTTTCAGTCTCAGTTAGTAACCAGTCTCTATTATGTTCTGTAGGTGTAAGTTCATTTACATATTGTATGATTTCTTTATACTGATCGTCAGTTAAAGATTTATCATTTTGAAATGCAACTATAAGTGCATCTGTATTAGGCACAGCATTGAAATCATCAATAAACTTTTTTATCTGGTCATAGATCTTTTGTTCATTAGTGTCAGAAAAGTAATCCCGCTTTATAAACGGGATCGCTTTTCGCATAAAATCATCATTGTGGATTAGATTCTGTAGAATTACAGTTTCAATCTTTGAACTCATTTAAGTCTTTGTCTCTGTTAGGTTTTTCAGAATAATATCGTTTAAAATAGTACTGACAACTAGATTAAATGCTTCACACTCCATATCTTTTTCAGTTTTTCCTTCAGGCAAAGTTACATAATTAAAATCCATAACTAAGTCACTACTATTATCTGGTAATTGAACATCATTAATACTAATAGTAGTGCCGGCAAACTCGCCCTCATCTATTTTAAATCCCCATAATTTATCACTCTTGTGCCAAGGGCTGTATAACATATTCCTCAATTTCCTTGTTAATTATTTTTACTCGAATATCAACTAGATTAGTTAGTAAATCATTTGCAACCTGACTTAGAATATCTTTAAAGGGTTGGCTATAAAGATCATATTCATTCTTCCCCTCAGTAAGATGATGCCACTGGGAAAAGATATCATATTCCAAAGTAACTCCGTCCCCTTTAGAATTCCCCTTCACATTTTTAATAGTAAACCGTGAAGAGGCAAATTCTCCGTCCAATACCTCAACCATCAATTCTGCATTAAATGTGTAGAGTTTATAACTCACTGGCATTTTCGAACTCCTCGTTTAATTCTTCGTCTGATAATTGATTTCTAACCATATCTGTACCAGCAATCTTATATTGGGATTCTATGTAATCACGAAACTCTTTATTAGTTAAAATAGGCAACCAAAACTCTTTTGTATATGTATCTTTTTGCCTATACTTTTTCTCTGATCCTTTGTGGGCATACCAACCATTACTAGGTTTAACTACAAAGCCTCCGTCCATAGCAACATCTAGTAAACCAGACCATGTGCTGATACCGCCCTCGAAAGATACTTCAATAGGAATCTTAGACTTCTCTCTTACGAATCTAGATTTTTCTACATTCATAATAAAGTTAAATCCCACAACATCTGTTCCATCTTTTTCTTGTTGACGACCAATGATAAAGATGTTGTCTGCTGAGTAATAAATTCCTGTGCCCCCAGAAACAATCTGTTTAGGGAACAATCCAATCTCTGCATACGTATGATTCACAACAATCATTGGAATGTCTTTGATTGTTAGATGAGGTGTTACCATTCTAAATAATGACTTCATCTGTTTAGCACGAGTCATATCCGCGACCGATTTACCTTCTAAAGCATCCTCAACTTCTTTCTTTGATGCTAGGTTGCCAACGGAATCAACTACAATCATAACATGATCACCGCGCTCAATATTATTGATCTGTTGCATACTATCAAACTTTAACTGTTCGATATCTGTTATGGGCGTATGAAGAACACGGGCTGGGTCGATACCGAAATTATCAAAGTAAGACTGAGGGCTACCAAACTCAGAATCATAAAATAGAACAATAGCATCTTCATATTTATCTAAGTACGCCTTTGCGCAAAGTAATGAGAAAGCAGTTTTAAAATGTTTGGATGGTCCGGCAAATACAGTTAAGCCTGGAGTTAATCCTCCCTCTAAACTCCCAGACAAAGCCACATTCATCATTGGCACCGATGTCTGAATCATATCCTTCTTGGAGAAAAATTTGGATTTACTCAGTATCTCTGTTTCTTTAATTGTAGAATTCTTTTTTAACTTTTCTAATAGCGACATATTAACTCCGTATTAAGCAAATAACCCTTCTAAAGTAGCTTTTGGTTTTGCTGACCAACCGATACCATTTAGAATAGTTGTTAATGGTTCAAGGAACGACTTCTCGAACATTATATTATAATCGACGTATTTTGTCAATTGTAATTCTTCAGGAATGGAAGAAACAAATGCGATACAATTCTCGCCAATTATATTTGGTTCTTTCAAATATAAAAATTTGATCTTATCCCCTTCTTGTATCAATTCATATTTCTTTTCTAATTTTTTATCTTTAAGATGATAGTTATATAATAAGGATCCTCTGACATGCATCGGAGTACCTTGACGATAGATATTTGCTCTATCGGTATATTTTTCTAATCCATTCACACCTCTAGGAAAAGCAATGTCCTCTGCTCTAAGAGTCTTATACTCTTCCTCAAACTCTCGAATGTACTTTTGAATATGGGCTTCTGTTTTTGTCAAAGCCAATTTAACTGCCTCTCTTAGAGCATCTCTAATTGGTTCAGGTGTGGATGATCTAACTATTTCCAATCCCATGACCTTTAGCTTTGGTTCCTTATACTGAACGCCCTCATTATTGTAAACATTCAAAGCATATCTTTTCTTTGCTACCCAGATACCTCGATCGGCAATAACTTCTCGTTTGAAGTATACCTTTCTTTCAAAGGCATTGGTATAAGACATGAGATCATCACATGCCTTATTGATTGCCTTTTCTATTTTCTCATCACAGATTTTGTCAAGTATTTCTACTACCTTTTCCCTTGGCATATCTTTATAGAATTTCTGCACTAAGGGATCAAGCGTAATATAACATGCATCAGTATCTGAATAGAAAGAATAGATATAATCGTTACTACCACAAATCTTATTAAGGTATTCATTGAGAGCTTTACCTACAGTTCTAATGATATACTGCCCAGTGATTGTAATCCCCTCAGCTATTCGGTCATCGTAGAAACGAAAAAATTCGTTACCCCATGCTCCAAAGAGAGAATTCAATTGAATTTTTCTTGCCATCTGAAAATTATTGAATTTGGCAATATCCTTCTGATATAACTTATCTTTTGTTTCCTCATATTTCTTTTGAGCAGAAATCATTAACTTCTTATACTTTTGTCGATCGTCAAATAACTTCTGTACGATCTCTGGAAAAATTCCTTGCTTGTCTGTTTTAAATCTGTAACCATTTGCCGTCATACAAAGATTATCCTCTCTTAGAGAATCCAGAGTATGATCTTTACTTATTAATGAATTAACGGTTACATCTGCCCCGCCTGGTACTAATGTCTCCGGGGAAAGATTATACTGCATGATAATACTTGGATAAAGACTAGTCGCATCAAATGATACTACCCAATCATATTTTCCTGGTACTGGTTCTTGTACAAATGCCCCTTCAATCTGTCGACCCTTTCTAGACTCATCTCTTTGGTGAACCACTATATTCTTTTTCCACAGATGATTCCATAGAATACAATCCCAGGTTCTAACAGCTGAGAATACATCTACATAATTACACTTAGCATCATATGCCATTGTGAGAATCAATTCAATCAACTTCATCTTATCTTCAAGTTGATCTACAAGTTCAACGTCAACTACGTTATACTCAACAAACTTTTGCCAATTATTCTTATAGAACATTCTAAATGAATCATATTCGGCATATGATAATTTTTCTTTTCCAAGTTCTACTTTTGCAATGTGATCTAATTTGTAGGATTCCTGTGCTGTGTATGTAAACTTCTTATACAAATCTAGATAATCTAAAATAGAAACACCCATAATATCAAATACCGTTTCCATACTCTTGAAACGAGATATTTCTCTTTGGTTTACTATATTCCACGGTGATAATTGTTTCATTGAATCTTCACCAAGAATCTTTCTAATTCGATTGCAAAGATATGGAATATCAAAAAACTCAATGTTCCAGCCAGTAATAATATGGGGATAATCTAATGATATATGTTCAATAAACTTTTTCAATAAATCATATTCATCTTTACAACGAATATACTTATGATTTTCTTTAATTGCTTCGCAGTGTTTAGACCCCCAAGAAATAATATCCTTCGTATTATAATCTTGAATAGTGATCAATAAAACTTCTTCTAACGGATCATTAACATCTGGGAATCCTAATTCTGCAGATGTCTCGATGTCTATTGTCCAAATTTTAATCTGGCTAATATCAAAATCAATATCGTTAGGAAATGATCTGGTTATGTACTGATAGGCGAAATTGGTATTACCAAATATCGGAAAGTCTTGTACTTCCTTATATCTTTTTACAAAATCTTTTGCTTCATTGATTGATTCAAAGTCAATCTGTTCTAGATTTTGACCAAATAATGATTTGTAATTTGAGGGTTTAGGACTTCTGACGAAAAGACAGGGGCTGAAATCAACACGATCCTGTACTTGTTTGCCATTATTTATTCCTCGGACGAGGATTCTGTTACCAAATTGTACTACATTAGTGTAAAAGCGCATCAAGAATCTCCATTGGATTCTATATTATAAATATTATTGAATGAATGGTCAATAGATAGGTTGATCAATTAAATCATAATATGCCTGTGCATATAATATTTATGTAGTAATCCTGATTTTGCGATATTGATTTTGTTCTTTTAACGAAATTAGGAGATCTAAATGCTAAGAGCGGCGATTGCGGCGCTTTTATTATTAGCAGTATCTAATGTTTTTGCTCAAAATGTAAGTACACAAGTAACTACTAATGGTACTACTACCAGCACAATTAACCCAATTAATCAAGGTGCCTATGATTCCAAAAGTTTAGTAGACACTAATTCAACATCTAATAGTACAAGTTCCGTTCAAACCAATAATACTAGTGTGAGTACAAGCACTAATACCAATAATAGTACAGTAAATAGTACAAGCACAAATAATAACGTGAATACTAGTACTTCGACAAATGTAAATACTAATAATAATATCCAAAGCGGAACAGTAACTAATAACAATGTTATGAGTGGATCCGTAACTTACACTAATAACAATGTAAATACTGGTACGCAAACCTTTAATAACAATAATGTAAGTACGTCAAATAGTATCAATGTGAATACAAACAATAATATTCAAACAGGCGATATGACAAATCGTAATATTAACACTACTACTAGTGACAATACTAATAGAACCATAATGTCCGGCACTGTGACTTATAACAATAACAACGTAAACACGAGTACAGCCACAAACTATAATATTCAAACTGGTGATATGACAAATAGAAATATTAATACATCAACTAGTGTTAGTGACAATAAAAATACAAATATTAATGTATCGAATAGTGTTAGTAAAAATGAAAATGTAAATACTGGCACTATGACATATAACAATAATAATACTAGTACATCTACAAACGTAAACACAAACAATAATATTCAAACTGGTGATATGACAAATAGAAATATAAACAATACGACTGCTACTACAACTAATACAAACAATAATATTCAAACTGGTGATATGACAAATAGAAATATAAACAATTCCACCTCAGTATCAACATCTAACAATCAAAATACAAATGTTAATACTAGCACAGCGGTTAATCAGAATATTCAAACTGGTGATATGACAAATAGAAATATCAATGAAACAACTATAACACAAAGAGTAATTCAACCTCCCCCTACTGCTATAGCGCCAGCAATGATGAGCGGGGGAGGAGCTGATCTTTGTACTACAGGACAATCAGGTGCAGTACAAACTCAATTTTTAGGCATGGCACTAGGAGGAACAAGTAGAGATTTAAACTGTGAAAGACTAAAGTTAAGTAAAACACTTTACGATATGGGTATGAAAGTTGCTGCAGTTGCAACAATGTGTCAAGACAGAAGAGTATGGGAAGCAATGATGGCTGCTGGTACACCTTGCCCATATGAGGGCAAAATTGGTGAACAAGCTAAAGAATTATGGGAAAAAAATCCTAATAAGGTTCCAAAATATGACTATAAAACTGAAAAAGAAATAGCATACAATGCGAGATAAATTTGTAAATTGGATATTATTATTTTGTCTAATGATACTAGCTATAATACCAGGATTTCAATATGGATAAGAATTATGATTACAAATGGACTAAGGGTTTTGGAATAGCCTTACTAATTTTTTTTATATTAGTAGTTGGTTCAGCATTCGCGCAAACCTCACCTAATACTCCTAGTGGCTACAGCATAGACAGCACCACTGGTAATCTAATACAAAACCCTACAATGACATCGGGCACCGGCTGGACTACGTCTGGCATGACTGGATCTTATACTCCAGATGGTTACATTTTTAGTTATGCTTCGGGTACTATACAACAAGATGTTAATTTTGGGGCTATTAACTTTGGTTACCAAAATACCGGCGCTGTGTTTGCCACTGGCATTATGTACGGGTTTAAGTATAGATTTCAATGTGCTCAAACAGTTGGTACCACCTGTGACACAGGCACTACTCAAGATACCCTCAATGCTACATTTACCTATAGGGCACCCAATGGCACTGTCGAAGCCACCAATGTTTATCAATTGGGTTTGAAGAATGTCAATGACGGCAATCCTGCTTATAATCCAGTATGGCAACAACTAGCCGAAACATATACATTTGCTGGAGCTAAACCTATAGCCACTGTGGGCACAGCTAGATTAAGTATCACAGGCATGGACGGTGGATTTTGGGCATGTAACCCAGACTGCTACGGACCTCAAATAAAAGATGCTTACATGCGTCTCAATTACAGTGTGGATCCTTGTGTGCTGAATCCTGCGTTTAATAGTAATTGTCCAGGATTTCAAAACATCCTACAAGGATCTAAGAGCCCAACATTTTATTATAGTTATAACATTGCTCAGTCCTTACCACATATAGGAGGTGGCGTAGTTTTACATGGCTACGATTACGGATTTAATTGGTACAATTACGGTGCTTGCTATAATACATTCATGTTCTGGTGTACGGATTGGCGCACTGATGGTGGCGGCAATATTAACTTTAGAATTAGTGATAAAAATAATACTACAATGCTTCAACAACAATGGTATGTAGCAGGTAATAATTCTGGAGGTAGTTATAGTAACAGATACCTATTTACTGAAAATAGAAACAGTCTAGACATGGGTAACATACAATGGTGGGCGAGTGATGTTTGGAATCATTTTGGTTGGGTAGGTTGGACCAGGCCTATATGGACTCCTGATCCTTGTTATTCAAATGGTTTATATAGTCCAAACTGTTCTAATTTTCAAACAACTTTAAGACAAACTATTGCTGATATAAAAGCACAACAAGATAAAATAGCATTGCTTAATACTTCTAGCACTACCTTAACACCCACAGAAACTATTACAACTACCTTGAATAATGTTAATAGCACAAATCCTTCAGTAGTTGTTACTAGTATTCAAACAGAATCTTCTATTCAAAATACAGCAAATAATAATTTTGCTCTTAGTCTAATAAGACAAAATCAAAATAGAGAAAATAGTATAGCGATACAAGCTAGCCAAAAAGCAATCAAGAGTGCAAATGATGCTGCAGCAGTTAGCATTAACCAAGCAGAGTCTATAGCATTAACTCAAGCAGTAACAAGCAATGAGAATAATGATTTAGTAACATCCTCTAGTGTCAATACTACATCTAAACAAACAGATAATTTAACACCATTAGAAACTAGAATAGGAGGTACTAATACAGTCAATGTGTCTATGGATAATAGAAATATAACTAATAATATTGTAAATTTAACTGGGTTGGAAATAACAACTAATGAAAATCAAGTTAATACGCAATCACAGATAATTGCCTTAATGCAACCTAGTAAAAATACTGAACAAAGCATTAATTCAATAAGTTTGTATCAACCTCCAGCGCAACTAGTATCAGATATAAAGACTGAGAGCCAGCAACAAGAAATAAAAATATCTAATAATTTTACAGTAACATTGATACCTCCCCAGACACAACCAATAGAAGTTCAACAATCCAATCAATTAACAACTATTGCCCCTGTATCAAATATTGAGTTGCCTACTGCACAAAGTAATTTTACTACAGACAAAACAAATCCTATAAACGATATAATAGAAAATAAAACTACAACTATTGAACAAGATCGTAGGGATACAAACACACAGCAGGTAAAATCCAATGTTCAAGACAACGACGCAGCCGCAGGTGTTTCTATTGCTTCTATTGCTAGGACTCCTGCTGGTTTCAATACTTATTTGATTGCTTTAAATGATGCGGCGTTCTATGCACCAAAAGAAATTTATAGAAATCAAAAGACAATAGATAATGTTAGAGCATTAAGACAATTGGCTAGTGATAAATTGCATCAAGAAATGGTAGATCAACAATACTTACCGAGGTAAACATGTCAGAAGAAAAAGTCGATCTAAATAAAAAGGTTGATGAATTAGAAGAGGCAGCAAAGAAATATGCAAGTAAAGATACCGTAATCAGTATAGGCGGTTATGAATTTACTCCTGCTAAACTAATGGTAGCTGCAACAATTGTATCAAGCACATTAGGTGGACTATATGGTGTATTCGAAGTATATAAAGATTATATGGGTATGAAGAAGAAAATTGCCGAGTATGTTTCTCCAGACTTTTCAGAATTTGATAAACGCTTAGCTGTAATAGAAGAAAATGCTAGTAAGACAGCAAAGGCAGTTCAAGAGGGGTCTGATAAAACTGCCGAGTATACTAGAGATATTAAGAATGACTTGAAGAATGATATTAGACGCCTCGAAAAAACCGTAGAAGATGTTGAACGAAGTAATAAGACTCAGCAAAGAGAAATAGATAGAACGGTAGCTGAAGTAAAAACAGAAGTAAGAAACATACAAAAATCTGCAGATGCATCTATGAATGCTGCTACTAAAGAAATGAATAGAATGGCTGCTGAAAATTCTAAAGCCATTGCCGCGAATAATAAAGAAATAGATTCTAAGTTGAAAGCAGCACAACGTGAGTTAGATGATAAACTTAAAAAGGCATTGGATAATCCTCTGGCAAACAAATAATGGCACATCTTATAGCAAATATTCCCCCTGTACATTGTTACATTAGACGAGAATTTCTTTATGATTTTGAAAAAGGACATGGGGAATTTGAACCTTGTATCTGGGTAACAGTTAAATCCATCAGAGGACAAGCATTTAGAATAGAATCATATTTACCAAACTATGGAGCATTATATGATAAGTTGCCCTTGCATGCGTTTGTATCTAAGACAGAAAATTTAGGTCCATTCTTACCCTTAGATACATTACAAATTTGGGATTGTTTTTCTCATGATGTTACCGTATTACAAAAATCTTTTCTCAAAAATTTGACCTGCAAATTCTATGCAAAGGATAAAAACTTCTACAGCGGCGGCTATATGTTTACTGTAGATAATGCTCATTCTGATCCAAACACTATAGATACAACTTATGCAGAATGGCCAGAAGATCACAAGAGTTTTAACTTTATTGAATTAGATAATGGGCAATATGCAGCACAGCCAAACAACAGATGTATATTCTTGGATGCTGCAAGTAATCCAAGAGAATTAAAATTCCCCGATTTTAAGGTTTGTACTAAAACCTATAGAGTGGAAACTAATCCAAAATGGGCATTAGGTGATACAACAGATGTAATGTATGAAGGCAAATAGGAGAAACTATGTATATTTACAGATGCAAAATTAATAAAGTGGTCGACGGTGATACTGTTGAGATTGACCTTGATTTAGGCTTCAATATGATGCTTGTCAATCAAAAGGTTAGGATGGCGGGCATTGATACACCTGAATCAAGAACTTCTAATAACGAGGAAAAGATAAGAGGAACACTTTCTAAAAAGAAAGTAGCAGAAAAATTACCTGTGGGAAGTTGGCAAAGAATTCAAACTATGAAATCTGATGCGAATGATGATAAGTTTGGTAGAATACTAGGTGTGTTTATTTTAGAAGATGGTACTAGTTTAAATCAGTGGATGATTGATAATAATTATGCTGTTCTTTATCAAGGCGAAAATAAAGAATTAGTTCAAGAACAACATCAATATAATAAACAAAAGCTAATAGAAAGAGGCGAACTAAAAGGATAATAAAAATGGAAGGTCTTGCTGATGCATTAGGAAAACTATGGTTTTTAGGTGCGGGTGTTGTAGCTATAGCAGCTTATGCTGTGACCTTGAAGGTGCGTCTTGATTATCTTGAAAAAAATTATGATAAACAAATAACAGCATTATGGGATGCTGTTAATAAATTAGTTAAAGAAAAATAATCACTGTCTCATACGATTTTCATCTATAAATTTTATTTCATCCACTAAAGCATCACCATCTGTTTTAAAGTTATTGAATTCAGTTTTACTAATTTTCTTATTTAGGTCTTCTAATAATTTTTGTGCTTCTTTATCATGTTCTGCTCTAGCAGCATAGAGCCATCTAAAAGCATTCTTATTATCGCCTATCTGTAAATAATATTTTCCGAGGCTCATCATAGCAGGAATCCTGCGCCTCATGGCACTTTCCTTTAAATCCCCTATTACACTTTCTATTTCGCTGGTGCTACTATGAGGATCAGTGAAAACTAACATAGCTAATTTATAACTAGCTTGTTCATTGACTTTAGATGCTTGCTTTAAGAATTGTATTGCTAAACTTTTACTATCATTCTCAACCAAATCTACAATTTTTAAAGCTAACTCACTATTCACTTTATTACAATATTCTCTGAAGATTGCCAATACATATTGTTTTAATTCTAAAGGAACAATATTTTTTTGCATCATGTTAATTAGTTCATCTAATGCGGCACTATCATTTTTAGTAACTCTCCACATCAATATTCTAGTAGCGGGTCCATATTTGCCGTCATGTTTAAAAGTCATAGCATCATGTAAACTGCGATTACGAGCTGCCTGATCATTAACAATAGCGGAAATTAATTCGCTATGGGATTTAGTTGAACTAACTATATTATTACTTTTAGTTGACTTATTAAGGTTTGGATTGGGTTCGGCGCTAACAATGTCCACGCTCCAAATTTCCATTGGCTCTACATTTTTAAATTCTTGTACACCACGGCTAACAAATTTGAAATCTTTAATTTTTGGACTGACTAGTCTATATACAGTATCAGTCATTGTAACTCCACCATAGTCAGCAAGACTTTCGGTTCTAGCAGCTAGATTGACAGCATCACCCATTAGGTTGGTGCCATATATCCATACTTCACCCATGTGAATACCTACACGCCAGCGCATACCATTGTTTAATTTTTTCATACGTGATTGCATTTCAATGCCAAAACGTACTGCATCCACAGCACTGGCAAACTCAATCAATACACTGTCTCCTCCCGTATTGAATAGACGTCCTTTGTTGGCATCTATCAAAGAATCAATAATAGCACGGCAAGCATCTAGCTTGGCTAGTGTTCCTGCCTCATCTTTCTGCATAAGTGTACTATAACCAATAACATCACTACAGATTATTGTGGCTAATTTAGTTTCCATTTGTTTCTTCCCTGCGCCAATTATAATCAGGATAACACTGTCTTGGAGCAATCTTCTTATCTATAGTAATAACCCAGATGTATTCACACATTCTTTTAATAATTTCAGTATTAGTTTGTATCTTCTTATCCAATATTTTGATATTATTTTCTAGAATAAGATTATGTTCCTCTAATTTTTTAATAAGAACATTTTGTTTTTCTATTTGTACTTCCAAAGAATTTGCAGGAGTTGGGATATTAACTTGTATAGGATGATCTACTACGATCTCTTTTGCGGGTGTTTTTATAATAGCTATTAGATATAACAATAATGCAATAATAACTAACAAAATAATTAACGAATTCATTGGATTTTTTCTAATCCAGGAAAAAATTCTAAGATAAAAAACAGGTTCTTCCTGAGAGATTAGTTGTTTTCTAGGAGTTCTAGGCATGGTATATTCCAATTTCTATAAATAATTAATATTTTATTTATAGGAAAAATGATAGATTGGACAGATATAAACAAAGCACAATTTGCCATGAGCTCTGTTCTCATGATAGTTGTGCTATTTCTCATTCTATTACTTTGGGTGTGGCACAGAAATAGTGACAGTAATATTGATCTTAAAGATTTAATTTGTAGTAACGGAAAATTGGATGAGAAAAAATTTGTTAGATTTGGAGCATGGATAGTTAGTACCTGGGGCTTTGTCTATCTTATAGTTGAGGAAAGATTTAGTGAATGGTATTTTATGGGATATATGGCTGCTTGGGTAGGTAATGCTATTCTTGACAAGTATGTTAATAAACCTAAGGAGATTGTAAATGACAGACCAGCAGTCAAAAGACCCGAAACCTTTAACCAGAAGTGAACGTGAAGCAAAAATTAAAGATAAGGCTGGGTTTATAATTGTATTTTTAGCTGCTGTTCTAGCTATCAATACTATGTTGGGTGGGTCTAATAGTAGCAAAATTCAAAATAATACCATTCAAGCTAATAATATGTGGGCTTGGTATCAAGCTAAAAACGTGCGAGGTGTATTATATGAGATAAGTGCGGCTGAAGCTAGTAAACCAGAGAACAAGGATAAATTTCTAGCAGAAGCTAAACGCATGAGCGACGATAAAAAAGAAATAATGGAGAAAGCAAAAGTTCTAGAAGCAGAAAGAGATGCTGCTAAACTTAAATCTCCTTGGTTTACTTGGGGTGGGTCTACATTACAGATTGCAATTGTTTTACTAACAGCTAGTATTCTTGCAGTAAGTATGCCAATGTTCTACATCAGTACGATAGTTGGAACTGTAGGATCCTTACTAGTAAGTCAAGCCATATGGATGTGGATACCATGGTTAAGTTAATTACTATTTTAGTCTCAAGTTTATTATTGTTTGGATGTGATGCAAGGTATAGATATCCTTGCCAAAATCCAGATAATTGGGACAAGGATTTTTGTAAAAAACCTTATTGTGAGGTTTCAAGAGATTGCCCTGAGCATATTTTCAAAGGACAAGAAGGAGTTGCCTCTTTTAATAGTCCAGGCAAATGTGAACAGTGTAAAGGAGCAAAATAAATGGGATTAAAAGATATGTTTAAAGAATCTGGTACAACTGACACCACATCTAAACAAGTTATATCTCCAGCACCAATAAAAAAGTCTATGCCTCCTATGCCTAAAAAGGATGACCATAAAGGCGAAAAGGCATCTAAACCCGGAGAAAGATATACCGAAAATGAATTAATGGTACGGCTTAAATTCTTTATCGGAGTATGCCTCGCATTAACTCTTATTGGTATTGTGTTCACTGTGCTTTACAGTATTATGTTCGTTACCCAGCCTCTCAATGCTATTAGCCCAATTGACCAGAAGTTTTTTGAATTAATTATACCTGTTGCAACATTCTTGTGCGGAACATTATCCGGTATTATGCTTGCAGGATCAGGTAAAGAAGCAGCAATGGCAGGTGCTGCTGCTCAAGCGAATGCAATGAATGGGATGAGCAAACCTCCGGGTGGCCCGAGGCCAATCTCATCTGTTGGTCTTGGACCTCTAAGCCCTATCAATAGTATGGGACCCGATCCAGAACCTATGCCGGATATTAGCCCAGGACCTTCGGGCCCTACACCAGGAGTAAGACCAATTGGCAAACCAGCAATCAAGCCAATTAGTATGGATTGATATTATGATAGCGTACTCAATTTTATATTGGTACGCTCCATATTTTTTGATGGGGAATAAAGATATTGCAGAATCAATCTGCAAAAAATGAATTTGGTTGCGGGTTCTAGATTCGAACTAGAGACTGAGGATTATGAGTCCTCTGTGATACCGTTTCACCAACCCGCGCTAAATGTTTTATTTTCTATTTGTTTTATAATGTATTTATCAACTACGAATAATTTCTCTGGAAATTGACTCCATTTAGCCTTATCTCTTTCTGTTTGATATCCTTTTACTTCTACATAAAGATTATTTTTCAAGAGATAGAAATCTGGAAAATAGGTTCTTTTTCCGTTCCAATTATACTCAAATCCTTTAGTGTTTCTAATCCATTCAATTTTATTTTCTATACACCATTCCGCAAAAATTAATTCCCATTTACCATGGAAACTTGTTCCATGTTTATGGATTACTTTTGTCCTACCTCGATTGCTAGCTGAGTATTTTTCGGGATATTTACTAACAACCTTTTTCATTGATTCAGATAAGGCTTTTCTTCTCGCGTCGTCCCATGGTAATTGATTAAGTTTTCTGGCCCAAGCAGACCTTCTTTCTTTTTCATCATGAGGCATGATATAATTAGGATTACTATATTGATTTTTCTTTTGAATTTTGTTAGGATTCAAATTGCAATAGTTTTGATGAAATTTAGTTCTACTTGGTTTAGAAAAACTTATAGAGCAATATATACAGTTCATTTATATCTCCTTTTTAATATTTATAAAAAAAGGAGATTAGCGTTCTCCTACTGAACTACCCCGCGCTAGTCTACTATTTATTACTTGCCCTGACCTCTATACTTCTTGTATGATCTTTTAGTATGTTTATTCATGGTAGCAGTTTTGCTACCATTTTGTCTTGTTTTCTTTTCTACTGTTTTATGCTTCTTCTCTGACATTATCTAATTCCTCAAGTTCTGGATCAACACCTTTGTTTTTAGTGCCGCGTTTGTACGACTCATCAGTTTTCTTTTTATCTAAATTAGTAATAGTCCTAGTATTACATTCTTGACAAATAGAATAATGAAAAGTATGTTTAACTGGTCCACCTACCCATTTGTAATTTGTTTCAATTACTTCAGTGTATTGCTTTAATTTATCTTTACAATCAGAGGGTGTACATTTAGGCCTGCCCGTTTTAGGATCAATATAGACCACAGGGCCGTTAGATCTATCTCTCATATTATAGTAATTGAATACCGGTACCGAATACCTTATTATAGTTATTGTATAATTCTTCTGCTGGTTCTGCTTCCCACGCAATCATAGATTTCTTTACTTCAATCTTATGGTTCTTTGTGTAACCAGCATATGGAATCAATCCCATACGATGTTCATTAAAAGATGACTGTGAGGGAATTATAGCAATAGCACATGGTTGTTCTATCAAATAGTAATCACCTTGGTCCTTAATCTCGCCTACAATTTCTTCAGTAGTGATAAGTTTTACCACCTTAATCATATAATCTCTCCAAATAATTAAATGCTTCTATTTCACTAGTAAACATTATTAAGTCATACTCCAATGTGATACTATTGAAAGAATGAATTAGAATTTGATTATCTAGGGAACTAATTTTTACCAATCGGTTCCCTAGTTTTATTGTATCAAAGGTACAAAAATTATCTATTGTTGCGAATATATTCTTGTACTTCACGATCCACTCTCATTCTCCTACCTTCAGCCATAGCTTCAAATAAACTCCAGATTTTCTTTAGTACTTTCATAGGATTCCCTTTTGTTGTAGAATTTTTTCTCTGTAACTAAAGTCGGCTCTATCAATACTTTTAGAAAGATATATTTCAGCTATTGAAGGAATTCGAAAAATTTTATCTAGCCATACTTTAATTAAAGTAAAACTAGATATTAATGTCATTATTTTTCTCAGTCAAAAATGTTTTTTTGCTAGATTTAGATTCAGTATCTTTTACTTCAATTTTTTTCGGCTTCTTATGTTCTGGAATAATTTTTTCTAGAGCAATCTTAAGCATACCATTAATCATTGCTGCATCATTAATTTCAACAGTGTCATCCAAAAAGAATGTACGAGTAAAAGCTCTATTGGCAATGCCCTTAAACAAGAAGTTATCATTGTCCTCTTGGGCTTTACCAGAAATAATAAGTTTGTTGTCCTCAAAAGTAACTTCAATGTCTGATTTAGCAAATCCTGCAACTGCTAACTCAATAACATATCTGTTATCTTCTACTTTACGAATATTGTACGGAGGATAATTAGGAATATTTTTGGTCATATCGTCATGGAATTTAGCCATGCGATTATATGTATCGTCGAAACCAACAAATAATTTATCGAAATCCTTAAACATATCGTAAGGTCCGTTTTTCAAAAGTAAAGTCATTTTAGTTCTCCTATTAAGCGAGTATTAAGATTACCAACCCAAATGGCGTTGGCACCAGTGAATATTTTACTAGCCTTCGCTGGTATGCTAGTCCCATCCCGGGGATATAATTATTTATATCTAGATATCAGCAGCTCTTCCCTTTTTGCCGATATTATACTTAGTTTGTAAATCCCAGTCATTCTTTTCTTTAAAGGAAATAACTTTGATTTGAGATAATGGTGCAGTATCTAGAAACATATTAGCATTTAGAATTTTTACTAGGCCCCAATCAACCAATAATTTAGCAATAGTATTTCGTCTCTGCAAATCATTATCAGTTAAGTCAGCTTGCTTTCCATCTAACGCAAATAATTCTTTAAAATGAACAATAAAATATCTGCCCTGCTTGTGTAGAATATGACAAGATTGATATAGAACTTTGTCTTTTCTAGATGCAACGCCTATTCTAGTTAATGTTTCCCTGACTTTTAAAAAGTCGTCAGGGTGGGTTAATACAACTTCTAAAGGTTGATAACCTGGAAAATCAATATGAAATAAATCATCTGCCATTTTGGCCACCTTTATGCAATCTTGTTCTTATAGTTTCTATTTGATTGTCATCTAGAAGAGGTAATACTTGGCGGGCTTTTTCTGTGCTATATCCATAGTATTCCTTGATTACTTCTAACGCATCATACATTTATTTATAAAAAACAGAATTTATAAATAATGGGTAAGGGTAAAAGTTGCCGCTTTTACCCAATCTCGGAGAGTACGAGACTGTCCCCAATCTATTTATGGAGAGAAAAATGTTTGAACAAAATAAGTATTTTAAATGGTATTTCAACATAATAAAAAATGCACAAATAAGAAATTGGAATAAAAATAAATCTATTTATTTAGAACATCATCATATTATTCCTAGAAGTTTGAACGGCAGTGATGATAAAAGTAATATGGTATTTCTTACAGCCAAAGAACACTATATTTGCCATATGCTGTTAGTAAAGTGCGTCAAAAAGAAATATCAAGATAAAATGATTTTTGCCTTTATGTCTATGAGTCATAGAAAAAATTCAAGCATGTTACGATACGAAGGCAATTCTAGAATCTACAGCACTAATAAAAGTAAATGGATAGAACAATTAAGAGGGAAACCTGGTCCTAATAAAGGCAAATTTTTTTCAGCTGAGACTAAGAATAAAATGTCAATAGCAAAAAGAAATAAACCTTTTTCAATAGAACATAAAATAGCGTTATCAAACTCACATAAAAATAGGTATAAGAATAAAGCTAAAGGATATTCTTGTATAAAATGCAAAAAAACATTTTTAGGATATAATTATAATAATCATTTTAATATTTGTTATACCCGCCCCGATTTAATCTTTCCCTAATATTTTCTATCTGGTGTTCTGTTAAAATCATTAACGCTTGGCGGGCTTTTTCTGTGCTATATCCATAGTATTCCTTGATTACTTCTAACGCATCAATTTTTTCGGCCTTGATCCATTTATTGAATCTTTTTTTAGTTCTAATAATATTAACTAAAAAGAAAAACTGAAGAGCCTTTGGAATATGAGGTCTAGAATTCATCTCATTGGCCGGAATAACTGTATCGTGACCATATGACAATCCCTTATTTACTATATATGGATTGTATTGTTTCTCAGACCAATCGTCTACTATAAGATTTTCTTTGGTGTGATGTATTGCATTTATAAAATCGAAGGGAGATATTGTAGGTGCAGACCATTTTTCTTCAATAAGATTGGCAGATTTAACCACATCAAATACATAACCAGAATTATCACTTAAAGTCTGTTTATCTTTAGTAACTGAAGTATGTGTCTTTTTTTGCTTCATTTAAACTCCACTGAAGCCATAATTTCTGTAAGGCATGCTACTAGATTAATTTCCTGATCTGCAACAAACGCCGACTTATATTGATAGTCTGCAAGAACAATCACCAACTGAGGAACTTGCACAACTTGATCTAATAAAGAATCATAAAGCTTTCGCATAATAGTTACAGGCTCACTATCAATATTATTAGCGACCCATGCTCTCATTCTTTTCCAGTCTTTCTCTTTTAGTGCGGATATTAAATCATTAATGATTAAATCGCCGACATTTACTAGCATTCCCTCATCAATCTTTCCAGATACAGAATAACGCTGCAATTCATTAAGTGTTCTTCTGTAATCAGGAAAATATTTTTCAATGACCTTAGCTACAACCTTCGGATCAAATTCAATCTTTTCTAAATTTAAAATTTCAGTCACACGTTTGAAGAACTTACTTGCAATCTTTGCCTTGTCCTCTTTTTGTAGTTTAAATTCGATGACTGTACACCTAGAGTGCAAAGGGGAAATGATTCTATTCTTATAGTTACAAGTGAAAATGAATCTACAATTAGCAGAAAATTCTTCAATGAATGCGCGCAGAGCAGGTTGAAAGGATGTTGGATTTGTATAATCTGCCTCATCTAATAAAACTATTTTTGTTCCCCCGGAAAAACTAACAGTTGAGGCAAAACTTTGTATTTTTGTTCTTAATACATCTATGCCAGATTCAAGGGATGCATTAATAAACATAAAGTCTGCACCTAGTTGTGTAGCCAATGCTTTAGCAACTGTAGTTTTGCCTACACCGGAGCTTCCGCATAAAAGCATATTAGGTATTTCACCTCGTTTTACAAACTCATTGAAAATACTACGTTGCTCTGCGGGTAATACACATTCATCGATTGTGGAAGGTCTATACTTTTCTGTCCACAAAAACTCATCATTATTCATAATATAATTACTTTCTTTTTAAATGTGGTGGAATAGGTTTAATACTTTTATACATTCCTGGTATCCAACCAGAAGGTTGATTACCAGGAAAACAACATATACATTCTCTAGTATTAGGATTCTTATACCATTTTTTATTTTTTCTAGCATCCGATATTTTACTTTTCGTTTGTATGTCTTTAGGGCCTGTCTTCAACCCTAATTTTTTCTCCGACATAATTTTCAAAGTTTCTTCCGAGTATATATTTTTTTTACCTTTATTCCAAGGAAGTTTTTCTTTTCTAGAATTTGACATCTTTAACCTTGATTCCTCTGAAAAACAATTAATTTTATTTGCATTCCATACTTTTCTACCATTCTCAAATCCTAATCTAATAGATTTAGATACCTTATCTCTAGTAGTTTGTTTCCTCATAGGATTATTTGCTTTAAGTTTTTCAGATATTTTTATTCTTACATCTTTTCTTTTGGAAGGATTGTTCTCACCTAGTAATACAGGGGGCGACATACCAACAGTTTGATTGAGCCAAATATTCGGCCTATTTAAAACTTTACATTTTTTTAATACTCTATGTTCCCATTGTTTTGCAGCATTTGCATTAGAAAATTGCTTTCGTATCTCAAATACAAAAGCATCCTTGCCATATTTTTTTATTAGAATTTTTACTATTTTGCTTGAAGTAAAATATGATATCCAAAAATCAGAAGGGTGACATGATCTAGAATATCTTACACCATAGTAAAACTTGTTAATTGGTATACATTTTAGTAAATAAGTATAAGGAATTGCGTTCATTTAATCTGCTCCTAAATAATTATTTATAAAAACAGACTACTTGAACTCCAATATCAAGTTACATTTGCACCAGAAATTCCTATGCTTCCAGTATAAATGTGTGTTCCTATATGATCAAGTTTAATGCCCGGCATTAAATGTACTTTACCGCCAATGTTTCTCCATTCTTCACAAAATAACCAGTCCTCAGACATAAAGACACTATCATGTCCGATGCCTGTTCTAAAATATTCATTGTACCAAACATTAAATCTACCAAAGTTGGATGGTCTTGCTTTCGGTACATGCGGGGTCATGATCTCAAATACTTTACGAGAGATAAGCATAAATCCTGTACCAGCATGTGCGACCTCTACAACACCTCTGTAATCTGGGACAGGAGGATTTGCATTATCAATATAATTGATAACATAAGAAGAAGTATACTTATCTAAGGATTCTCTGTTTTCAAGTTTAGATGCAGCCTCAACGGCATCCCAATCAATGAACTTTTTAGGATAAGGTGCACAAATAATATCCTCTCCTGCACTCAACAATGTTCTAATAGAATTACTGGGGAATACGATATCTGCATCTATGAACATCAAATGCGAGCACTGAGATTTCATAAAGATATCTACAATGTAGTTCCTTCCCCTAGTGATTAAACTTTCATTAGGAAGAAAAGTCCAATACGCACCAATATTATTTTGTCTTAAATCTAAAACATTTTCAATTAGACTGCTAGTATAACCGAAATAGCAATTTCCATTATACATCGGACTACCGATCATAACAGATGTAGAATTATTTTCACTAAACATTATTCACCCCAGAATTTCTTTTTATTAAGAAATCCTAATTGCTCCATAAGTAAAACCATATCCCAGGCTTTACCAATGAAGTTATCTTGGAAACTATTCCAATTATCTTGGGAACCAGTTTTACGCTCAGCTAGAATTTTTGCAATATACTCAATATTTTCTTTGGCTTTATCAGTCATGATTACACCACCGAATCTGGTTCCATTGCAATGAAGTACTCAATAGATTTAGTCTCATGTTTAAAATGCATGAATTTTTTCTTTGAGATAGTTACTGAATAGGCATCTGGAATAATCTTGAAATTTTCTACTGCGATATGGCAATCAAAATCCTCAATTCCAGGACCGATAGTCTTTTTATAAGTGTTCGCAGTATCGTTCTTTTTATCACCGATAGTTAATGTAACCTGTTGATGCTTACAAGCAACAGTGATAGTCGGGGCAGAAGTAATAGCAGCTGCCTTCATAATCATTTGTACATCATCAGCTGTTAGTTTAAACTGAAAATGATTATCCAACTCGATAGATTTATCTGGGGCAGCTACAATTACTCCGGCATTGGAATAGAAATACTCAAACTTGCCACCATCTTTAGAAATAGTTAATGACTTATCACCGAATTCTACATTCTGATTTTCCATCAGTGTCAATAAAGCAAGAAGGGAATTTAAATCATAGATAGGAACTTCAACAGGAAAATCTTCAGCAACACCAGCTTTGGCAAAAATGTTTTTTGCTGTACTAATGGTTGCAAGTGATTTACCCTTACGAATAAGAATATTGCTATTAATACCAGCAAAATTCTTTAGAATATCAATTGTTTCTTTACTAATTTGCATAATAACCTCACACAGGATGATAATTAATTTTGGTCACATCTTTTTCTTTTGTTTCTAGATCATGCACATAAAGCATAATTAATGCATAGTGTAATATCTTTAGTATGTCCTTCCTATTCCTTCCTTCCTTTTTCCCATATCTTTGGCTATATTTAATCACATTACCAACAGTATGTCCAATACCATGTCCATTGTCAATAATAAATTCGGTTGTCTGAATTTTACCAGTAGCATAGTGTTGTGAATAAGTAGAATCAATATATGCTTTTAACTGTTCTAAAAGATCATCCTCGTTATATTTGTAATCTATTTTATCTTTTGTAGAATGTAGCGTATCCATGCCTATCCTGTAAATTTTCATCTAACATAGCGTATTCATCTGAATTCTTAAGTCTGTGATATGAATTAAAATTCTTATATCCATTCACATCATCTAAACAAATAATTGAACTACCCCAAACCAAATCTAATTCTTTCTCACCTGTAAATTCTGAACCATCAATAATTACAAGATCAAAATTTTTGATAGAATACTTCTTTTTTATTTTAACAATAAGATCTTCTTCAACTTCAAATTTCTTGATATATTCAAGATCAACTTCTCTCCATTCAAGAATAGTTTCAACTGGAAAGTTATTTAGAATAGTTTTATTTTTTTGATAAAATTCAATAACATTTTCTTTAGTTGGAAAGTCTTTTAACTTAATACTACTTCCATTAATAGGAATCACTAACTTATTGTCTTTGTAATTTTCCAATAATTTAGCAAATCGTTCTTTACTAAATTCCAATGCGAAAATTTTACAATTAAGTTTATATGAACTTCCCTCATTTAAAGCAGCGGTAGTTCCCTCACCTGAACTTGCACCAATGTCCAAAAGATTTCTGACATTTGGTTGCGCAGAAAGATACATTAAATGTTTATAAAAATTATCTTCAGGTTTTAGATGAGGAGGCATTAGTTGTTGTATTGAAGACATATCAATCCTTAAATTTATTTTGATGTTCCGTGATTCTATTTTTCCAATAATCCAACGATACTTTATTTTTGTCTAGTTTTTTCTTCACTGGTTTGATATTGCTCCAGTCATTTACAACTAAACATCCCATCTCCGTATACATTGGATCTAATATACTTCGTTTAACTATTGGAGTTGACAACATAATAATAGATTCGCATACTCGATGTGAGTCAACTGCATTGCCTGCAGGGCATAGAGTAAAAGAACTTCTACCTATATATTCTATATAATCTTGATATGATAGTCTATTGGATAATCTTACTAATCCATCCAAAACTATATTGTCTAATTCTTTTCTATCAGAATTAGTATCACCTAAAGGTGTTATCAAATACTTTATATCTTTTTTCGAAGGATCTGGAAATACAGACCAGCTATTTCTATTACTTCCAAATTCTTGAAATCCTGCAGGTATTTGTAATATTCTTTCATCTGATTTTTCTATATGATTACTAACCCAAGATTTCACATATCTATTATTAAGTATAATATTAACTAAGTCCTTATCCGGAGTTATGTCACTATTACCCGTAACTAAATGAATAGGTTTTGTCAATTGATCTAATAATTGAACAACTTGTGATAGAAAATCGGTCTTAACAAATACTCGGCAATTCTCAAATATCTGATCTAAATTAGTTAGCCGAGGCATATCCTTCTTTCTAACTACTCCTTGATTAGAATAATATTCTAAAGGATAGTCTATAATCATATCTGCTTGGTATACCAAGCTATCGTATCGTATTAATTCCATTATGAATAAATAATCCCATTCCACTCATTCTTAAGTTTAAAAATACTACCACGCCCAACATCATGATAAACTAATTTGTTTGCAGATAGATTTAAACTATCTACCAAATGTATAAAACTACTATCAATGCAATGTATTTCTTTTGCATTCTCTATAACTGTTCTCCAATCTAACATACTCTCTAAAGATTTGTCAACAAAGTAAATAGGTAAGTTAGTATCAATTTGTAATTCATATGTCCCAATACTAGCTGTATTATGAACTAATGCATACTCGTCATGTCCTATAAAACTATTAAAGAACAAATCTGCATTAGTTTTATCTATAGGCATTCTAAAATTTGTCCAACGTTTTTCAAAGTCTACCCCCATTTGCTGATAGAATTGTTCATCAAACGGCGTATCGTTTTTACCCGTAAATCCTATTCGTAATAAAGGGAGATTATTATTAATAGACATATTTACAATAGCAGATGCTTCACCGTTATAATCAAGATTACCTATATCAGCTACAAGTATATCAGGATAATCAGAATAAAGATGAGCAACAGTCTTCGTATTATTTGTTTTACATGGTAATAGAATCTGTTCTGCTCTTGCAGTTAGTTCATGTACTAATCCATTACATATAATATGGTCACCTAAACCTAAGTGATGCCATATAATAAGTTTAGGTACCATTTCTTCTCCACGGATATCCATTATATGCTTTATAAGCAATCTGATTCCCGTTTATAAAAAAATCTAATTGAACTGAATCTGCTCTATTGCCTGCTCTGTAATTTACTGAGTATAAACCATTAGTTTCACATTCTAATTCATTGCTGAATAAAGTATGACTAATTATTCTATCTACTTCAGGTTGATCGTCGGGATGTCTTGCTCTTCGATACCACAAAGGAGTTAATTGTAATGCAATGTTTCTTGGAAAGAAATAACAATTTACATCTACAAAATTATCATTTAGTATAGATTTCCATTTGCCAAGATTTTCACAATCATCATTACATATAAATTTTCCTGATTGATCTACAATTTTTCTTAATGAATATGCCCATTTATTTTTATCAGCATTGATACTATTCACAAGAGACTCAATATGTTCTGGATCTGCCCAGTTGTCCTCATCTAGGTATGTGATAAAATCGCCTCTAGCAAAGTAGGTACATCCACCATAGATTCGATGTCCATTATATTGCTCAATACCTGTAGCATAAGGTAAAACTATAACGTCTTGATTGGTAATAAATCTTGTTGCTTTATCTTTATGTTGTACTCCATCCACAACAACTAAATGCTGAATATTTTTATATGTTTGATCTTTGATGGAAGAAAGATTTTGCTGTAATAACTGAGAACCAGTAGTAGCAGTAATAATTGTAACTAATGGCTTATCCATCTATTTTACCTTCATAAATCGGGGTATCATTTTCATCATAAGTTTGGCCAATAAAATTCTTGCCTTCGAAATCATATGTTTCTCTCATCCAAGCTAATTCTTTTACTCCATAGATGGCAGTTTGTGCCATAATATGTTGCCATAAAACATCTCGAAGAAAAATTTGATCAATAGTATATTGTTTGACAAATCTAAATTCGTTCATTACTTCTTTTATTGGTCTCGGTATAACAGTGTTCTTTTTACCCCACATACCAGCTAATATAGGAAATTCGTAATGGTTATGATGATCTCTTATAACCATAAAATTATAATTGGTTTCAAGCCAGTTGTCAATTAAAATTTTTTCTCGCATGCTTAATCTAGAATCTGTATCTCTGGATAAGATAACATCTCCAGTTTCAAACATATTTTCGAATCTCCAGAATGCTCCAAAAGAATTATCCTCCACCTTAACTAATGATGTATTACTAAATTCTTTCAAGATATTAATATAGAATTTAGGTACAGTATTATCATAATAAAAAATACAGTTCCATTCTGGAAATAGTTTTAGTGCAAGTTGTGCATTACGAATAGCGCCTATTCCATACTTAGGATTGTCTCCCCACAAACTAAAAGTAAATGACTTCACCATATGAATTTGCCTCTATACCAATCTACAATATTAGCTAATTCTAAATTAAAATCAGCTTTTGGTCCCCAACCTAATTGTTTTAATTTTGTATCATCTATGGCATATCGAACATCTTGACCAGGTCTGACTTCGGAAAAATCAAAATTTTCTTGTAGGGTAAACACTGTATTTTTATAAAAATGCTGAAGTATACTTTGCGCCACATCTATGTTTTGTCTTTCTGTATTACCAGAAATGTTATAAATTTCATTCCTCACTGATTTTTCTATTATTGTAATAATAGCTGAAGCAGTATCCGAAACATGTAACCAAGTTCTTTTCGGCAAACCTTTGTCATGCATCACTATCTTTTTACCCAATGATAAATTTTTGATAGCTTTTGGAATAAACTTTTCTACATACTGACCTATACCATAATTGTTTGTAGGCCGAACAATAATATATGGAATATCATAGGTGCGAGCCCAGGCCAAAATTAACATGTCAGCCGCTGCCTTAGTTGCAGAATAAGGATTACTTGGCTTGAGTAAATCTGTTTCTGTATGATAACCATCATCTAAATCACCATACACCTCGTCTGTACTAAAATGTAACAATATGGGTCTTCTTGATTTAGGTTTGGATTTAATTAGTTCGAGTAAACGATGAACACCATTAACATTACTTTTTAGAAATACATCAGAGCTTTCTATACTGTTATCTACATGTGTTTCTGCGGCAGTATTAATTATATAATCACAATCATATAAACGTGTTATATCATTGATGTCCTCGACGACGAATTTGAAATTATCACCATAGTGTCTAAGGTCTTCTAATAGATTCACATTAGCAGCATAAGTGCATTTGTCTATGCCGTAAACATACCAGCCCTTATCAAGACACGCTTTTGTTACATGGTATCCTATAAATCCCAAGCAACCTGTTACATAAACAACTTTTTTCATTTATAAGTTCTCAACCCATATTCTAATCCTTTCAAATCTAGATTCAGAGAATCCAAATTATCAGAATTGCCCGTGTAATTTTTATCAGTGCCTACAATTGTATAATTAGTTTTCCAGCCGTGAATAGATGACATTAGATCAAGTTGTTTACTTAATGTAAGTTTTTCGTTATAGACACAGTTAATATCTTTTATCATAGGATTATAACTAACAAAGTGATCAACAACAGTACAAAAATCCTCAACGAAAAAATTATCAAAATACTTATTTCGTAATTCTATTATAGTATTATCTACAATAGAGTTTTTATACTTACTAAAAATTCTAAAATTAGGTTCTCCTCGACCAAAACAACCAAATAATCTAAGTGTGTAAAAGTGATCAAAACTTTCGCATATTCTAGCTATGATATTTTTTGACATAGCATAAGAGCTATTTGTGGGGCAGTCTTTCCATATCCAATCTTCTTGCACATAGTTGAAATCTACTATTTCCGATCCCGATGCTATATTTATAAACTTTTTAAAATACTTAGATGATCTTAGAATATTTGTAAAAAGTTCTAGATTATTTGCAGCATAATGTAGTTTATCACTATGAAGATTTTCTTTGCCTCCAAAACTAATACAGTTTATTACTACATCTGGCGTTCGTTCTTTGATATAAGTATATAAAACATCTTGCTTTAATATATCAATCTGCCTATTCACATTTAGAACATGATGTCGAGTTGATACTAGATAATTAGTCAGGTGCGATCCTATAAATCCCGACCCACCAAGTACCATAATTTTCATACAGTAAGAGCTTTCTTTCTTTCTCGTAAATATTCTTTTTCTGTTAAAAACGGATACATATCATCTAAACCCGGTTGTATTCTTTTACCATTAACTTCTTTAAACATTTGTGTTGGAACAATCTCTTGTTCCTCTAAACACCTAACTTTAACTATTCTAGGCAATGGATTGCTGATACAAAAGTTAATATCATCTATTAATGATTTTTTATTGTGTAAAAAGAAAAACTCTAAGCCGTATAATTTACTTACCTTTAATAGATCAGCAAATACTATACCTGACGTTGGACTTACTCCATATACTCTATTCTCAAAGAATTTCTTTTGTGTATTTTTAATACTTAAATATCCGTTATTATCCAATACAAAAATAGTAATAGGTAAATTGTGACTCTTGATTACAGATAATTCTTGAAGATTAGTATTGAAACTTCCGTCACCTGTTACCACAATAATATGTTTATTCGGATTAGCCTTTGCTACTCCAATAGACCCAGGTACAGAAAATCCCATATCTGCTTGTGAAGCAGAGAAAATAAATCTTTGATTAGATTTGCATTTTAAGTTTTGAGGCAATGCGTATGAAGGAGATCCTGCGTCAGTAACAACTATATGTTTATCAGTCATAGCAGAATTTAATCCCTCTATGAAACTATAGATGTTTAATCCATATACACCATCATTATAATCGTCAGTAAACACCGGCCATTTATCTTTCCATTCTTTGCAAATATTAGCCCACTTATTTTGTTTTTCTGTGCTTATACTCATCAAAGAATCTCCGTAAATCAATGTTGTAAATTCTATTCAAATCTATTATAGACTTAGATGTTTCGTTTGTGTCAATGTCTATCATAATCTTAATTGAGTATGGAGAAAATTGTTTCTCATCATATCCCATATGTGTAGCATTCAATGAACAACCAAGTATAAGAAGTAGATCACAATAATGCATAGCAAAATTTGCTGCCCGTGTTCCTTTAATACCTATGGCACCCAAATTCAAGGGATGTTCATATTCAATAATATCTCTACCAAGATATGATGAGACATACGGAATATTATGATACTCAATAAAATCTTTAAATACTTCTCTAGTATCACTAAGATGAATGCCATTCCCTGCCAAAATAATAGGTTTATTACTATGGTTAAAATAATCTAAAAAAGAATTATATACTATTGTTGAATAGTTATACTTGTTCTCTGGAATAAATTCCTCACAATCTTTTGGCATTTCTGCAGTCTGCACGTCACTTGGAATGTCTATCCATACCGGACCAGGTCTTCCATCAGTTGCAATATAGATTGCTTTTTGTAATTCGTATTTTACTCTATCTGGTTTTTCTACAACTACTGAATATTTTGTAATAGTTTTTACATTATTAGTAATGTCATGTTCTTGAACACCATACTTTCGTATATTAACTTTCTTAGTCTTATTAATATAATTGCTTGTATGTGATAATCTAACATTGCCAGATAAAAATAGTACAGGTGCCCCATCCTGCCAACTGTTTAGTAAAGGTGTCATACAATTTGTGCCACCGCATCCTGTAGTGGGGTTCACTACAGATAACCTATTTGTTGATTTAGCTTCAGCATATCCTGCATAACCTGCACCCTGTTCATGATGAAAACAAACATATTCTATTTTACCGTGTTTAATAAATCCATCATTAAGACCAGAAGCTCCGCCACCCATTAAACCATATACATTACGAATACCGTAATCATAAAGGTATGATGCTATGAAATCGCATACTCTCATTTAAATAAACTCATAAAATTATCTACAGTATAACCAATATATTCTATTTGTTCTGGGGTAATTACTGGACTAGTTCCATGGAAGAATGTGTCCTTCATTACTTTAGTTGCCACTGGAAAATTATTCTTTGCATCCTCGGGATTCATTAAATGGGAATATGCAGGTTGCAACATTAGATTGCCGGCAAAATATGGTCGCGTTTGAATTAAATTTTCTTCTAAGTAATCTACAAAATCGTTTCTTTTAAATGGTGCACCGTCCTTAATGGTCAAAGGAAAAGCAAACCAACTGGGATCTGCCTTTGCTCTTGCTCTAGGTAAGTGAAAAAATTCCTCATACTTCTCGTATATATTAAACAACAAATTGTAATTTCTTTTACGAAGAGAATGTATTGTATCTAATTTAGATAATTGCACTAAACCCATAGCACCTTGAATTTCTATTGGTTTGAGATTATAACCTATTTCATCATACACATACTTATGATCAAAAATTTCTCCTTGCATGCAAGGGACCCATTCGCTGAATCTTTTACCACAGGAACCACATTTTAATTTATTTGCTTCAGGTCCTACGCAATAACAACCTCTACCCCATTCTCTGAAAGAGCGTAATACTACTTCTAAATCATAAGTATTGCAAGCTACGAATCCTCCCTCACCCATCGTTATATGATGAGCAGGATAGAAAGAACAAGTAGCCATAATACCAAATGAGCCAAGTGCTTTTCCTTCATATGTAGTTCCTAAGGCATCACAGCAATCTTCTAAAAGAATCAGATCATATTTTTTAACTATATCCATTAACCAATCCATATTAGGAGGATTGCCTAATACGTGTGCAAAGGTTACAATTTTAATATCATGTTCTTTAATTAAATCTTCTGCTTTAGTTAAATCTAAATTTAAAGTATCTAATTCAATATCAAGAAATATAGGTTTAAATCCAAGTTGTACAATGGGATTAAACGTAGTTGGGAAACCAGCAATTGGTACTAGTACAGGAGTTCCGGGTTTAAAATTAAAAGTTCTCTTAGATGTCAATGCTGCCATCATGAGCAAATTAGAACTAGATCCTGAATTAGTAAGAACACCGAAATTCTTATCTAACTGCTTTGGAAATTTTTTTTCAAAATCAATACACTTTGATCCCATCACCAACCAACCATCAAGTAATGAATCCATTACTGAGGCATATTCTTTATCATCAAAAAACGGGCCAGCATAGTTTACAAAGTCTTTACCTGCTTCCCATTTTTTATTACTTTGCTTTTCTCTAAAGTACTGAGATACACTATCAATTATTGTTTGTTTCATTTTCTGCTAAATCTCTAGCTAAACCATATGGGTAATATTTCAAACGAAAAATATAATCAAACCCCCCGAGTATTTCTAGTAACTCATGTGTCTGATCCATATAATCCATAATTTCTTTCACATCAGTATGACATTCAATACTGACTATTTTCGGAATATATCTATCAATAGAAAATCCCTTAAGTATATTATATTCAAGACCTTCCACATCTAATGATAGAAAATCTAAAAATCTAATATTGTTTTCTGTTAAAATAGAATCTAAAGTTCTTGCAGGTATCCTATGTTTATTTTTTATGTCAAATTGTTTCCAGTCTTGATGTTCATTTAATGGGCTGAATGATGCTGTGCTCATAAGACCTGGGTCACCTTCAAACACTATTCTTTGATGAATTTCTACTTCAGAATCCTTATAACCATGATCTACTAAAGCACAATTGTATACGATAGAACTAGGTCTGCTCTCTAAACATATCTTATAAGCATTTGGATTTGGCTCAACGAGTATCCCTTTCCAATTTTTATAGTATTCTAGATTCCAAGTATTACTTTGATGAAACCCATCAGCAGCCCCTGCCTCTACAAAGATACCGTTTCTATAATTTAGATATTTTTGAGTAATATTATAGTTTAATTCGTTATTCGATGCCGGAAAAGGACGAGGAATAGTAGTCATTTTTTACCCCAATATGCATAATTACTTTCTAAATGTAATACTTTAGTTCTATTTTTGGCCTCATCTATTTCCAAAGGATAGATCCAATGCTCATTAAACATCTTATTGTGAAACCAACTAGGATTGTGAGTCCATCTATATCCCAATACCCCAAAAAATAATTGAATAGAACCACCTGTCTGTATTCCTATTTTACCCATGTCCTTAGCATGCTGAGCATAAAAGGGCGAAGATGTAGTTGACCCAGTTAATAGTATATCATAATCATAATTACTCATCAAATCTTTAATATACTCAACACTATCCTCCCAATTATTACAATTAGGATACATTCTATCATCCATATTAGGATGGTATGGAGATCTAATAACATCCACTAATTCAAATGGTGATATAAGCTCTCTTTTACTTCCCCATATCTTGTCTATATTATTCCATTGCTGTTTAATTGATTCAGCATGCGTGGAGATAACTAAAACTCGTTTGTCTTTTAAATATTTTGTCCATGGGTCAGTGCACTCATATTGGTCGGAATAATTCAATAATGCGCCAGGGTCCAACACTAATACCGATGAATTAGAGAATACAGGTTTATCTAAAAATAATTGATTAAAAATTGGGTTAGATGAAACCGAATTAGCTACATCCACAAACCCTAAAATATCCGAACTAATCATTAGTTTTATTGTCAATGGATAAATTCTTTTATATGCATAATCTAAAGATGCTGGAAAAATACCCGCTTCAAGCAGCGTATTCTCATTAAAAAAACTATTGTTCGGATATTCGTTTTTTAATATACATTCGATAATATATCCAGCAGTATTGTCTATACGAAGAATAGATGCTGGTTGACCCTTAACGATAGTATTCTTTATTAGCTCATTTGTCTGATGAAAATCAATTAGCATATCACATATAGTATTTAGTTAGATTGGTTCTGTCACTTTTGATATATGCAAATGCTTCTTGAATATCAACAGGCAATGATTTAAATAATTCTATCATTTCTTTTTCTGCTTCATCCTTCGCATAATTAGTCCCGACTGGATGATCTACAGTATGAGAATAATCGCGAAGAACGGGTCTTTTCATCATATGTGATAACGAAGAATAAACTAAATCAAAACTCCATCCCCATTTATATGGGGCAAAGTTAACTTGTCTTTTCTTAGCTTCATCTATAATATCTTTATGAATAAACCAACAAGTGCAATCGGGAGTAGCAACCATTTTCAATGGAGTATCATCTACAGTAAATGGCAAATCTGTTCTTGACGAATCATACCAAGTATAATCTATGTTTGGAGCAAAGATGCCCCATTTATATTCATCATAGTATTTTTTTGCATCCTCGATAAGTTTTTCCCAGTTATCATAGGATGCGTCACCTTGGATATGAAAAAGTACGTCGCCATCAAAAACCTCAATAGCCTTTAAGAATTGCGCAGTGAAATAAGATTCCTCTCCTATATTATACCAATCATCTAAAAAGAATCCCTCATCGCTATTAATTACAGTAGGAGTAATACCTATAGCTTTGAATTGTTCTATTTTTTCTAATGTCTTATTATGTTGGCCACGCCAATTAAAAATTATAGTATGTATTTTCATCTTTGTAATATCTTATTATAAACCACAGCATCAAACCAATTTAGAAAATTATCTAGTATCAGATATGAAGGCGGGATGTTATTTATAAATTTTGGTGCAGTCAATATCTTTTCGTATAGTTCTCTATTACTATCTACTTCAATAATATATTCTATAGCATCATCAAAAGATGAGAAATCATGAACATTAATAAATGAGTCTCTATTAAAATCCGAAGATATAAGTTTATTGCCCCAGTAAATGGGTATTGTTCCGGCATAATACGCATGCATAATTTTTTCAGTAACATAACCGGGATAAGTAAAAGGTTCAAAACAAATGTTGAACTTTCTAGTACTTAGGAAATCTATTTTTCCTTGCTCTCCATTGATGTTAGCTTTTATATTATTAAATAACTTGCCGCCACTGTCAACAATACTATACTTATTAAGTAACTCAAAAAAGGTATTTCTTTCTTTACAATTTGGATTGGATACTACAAAAGAGGCAAAGGATGTTTTTTCCTGTATATCTATTTTACCCAGTATGTAATCCATATTGTATTTCATACCATGAAGATGTTTCCATGCCCACATATAAATTACGAATAAAGGTAATCTATAATGCCAAGATTCATAATTATGATCAAATGAAATAGCATAGTGGCAATCATAATTTTCTGGTCTTTGATTTTCACCAGTGTAGAATATCTTAGTTACTTTATTCTTATCGTATCTTAGATTTTGATTTCCAAAATTATTATCTCCGAAAATTAAATATTCTGGATTCTCATTATCTACTTCTATTTCATATCTCGTTGATAAAATAGAATAGAAAAACATCGACAAATGTTCATGTGTATCTGTAAATCCAAGACGAAGTTTTTTCATTAAAATTTCCTATCATAATCTAGCTGAATCCATCTGTTATTATTCCAAAAGCAGTTTATTTGAGTTTCATGCTTCATCATAATATTATGAAAAATTAATCTAGCAGATGTTAAGTCTGTCATACAATCTACTAGGTTATGAAAGAAACTACCTACAGTGTGTATCTCTTTCGCATTTTTAATTAGATCAACAAATTCAAATATATTATTAGTAATACCAGGTTTAATTTCTATGATAGGTAAATGTTTATAGTTGGTACTATTAGTCATATCCAGAGGATAACCTGTATTACTCTGACTACTTGTATTGTGAACTAATACATAATCCTTCCCCTTAGATAAATCATTATAGATTTCTCTTGAGCGCTTATTACTATCGGGAATTTTGCAATTAGTATATCTAATAGAAAAATGCATGCCTGCTAGTTCATAGAACTGCCTATCAAAATTTACAGGGGTATTAACTACAACTAGATTACCATCCTTATCTAAAACTAATCTTCTAGGATAGTGAATAAATGGGTCTGCTATAGTAATAAGTTCAGAATTGGTATCTCTAGCAAGATCTGATATCTTGTCTCTTTGATACAAATTAATATCTTTATCAGGGAATGATACTGTTTGTATTTTATTGAAACCTTTGTATAAGGCTTCAATAGACTCCCTAAACATATTAAGATGTATAACATATACTTTATCATATCTATCGGCAAAAGCGTGGACCATCCCATTAGTAATGAGATGGTCACCTAATCCTGTATGGGTATGTAGAACTAGACTACTCATTTTATACCATACTTGTCGCACAATTCAGAAGGGATGCAAAGCATATTCTGCCAATCAACAATTATATACTTATAGTTTTGTACACTCTGCAATTCTTTCTTAATATTGTCCTCGCCTGCCATATTATATTCGATCCAAATAATAGGACGATACTTAGAGATAGTATTGAGACCACCTCGCAAAGCTTGACATTCATAACCTTCAACATCAAGTTTGAGAAATTCCAATGAAGGTAACTCCATAGAATCAAGCGTAATAACATCCACGGTTTTATTACTTAAAAACCTATGTTCTTTAACTACCACATTCTCAGAAATAGTGACCATTCCAAAATCTGTTCTATCACTATAATCTACATCTGATAACTGAGCAGTAGTCGTCGAATCACCCAAACCTAAATTCTTAACAAATACGTTATCTAATTCATTCAAAGCACAGGAACCACAAAGGGCGTAATAAATTTGCCTTTGTGGTTCGAAAGAGATAACTTTGCTGCCCTGGTTCTTTACTGCCTGTGCTACAGGTATAGTAAAGAATCCCATATTAGCCCCTCCGTCTACGATAATAGAATTATCTGGTAGTCGAGAAATGAAGTACAAAATTGTCTGTACTTCATCTTCAATATGAGTTTTACCTGTACGCAGCATAACTGATGCTGGGTCTGGGGTAGGGGGTCCTGGGGTATAATGTCTGGGAATTATAAATCTGCCATACATTGAATCCATTACAACAAAGTTATCAAGTATAAACATACATCTCCTTAGAATGGAATTTCTTCCTCAATATTTAGACGGACATTCTCGTCCTCTTTCTTTTGTTCACCTGGTGGCAAATCCATTTTCTGATAAAGATCAAGGAAAGCAGCCTTTGTATCTGAGTCAAAACGATTGATACAAAGATTAATTGCTTTCTGCCTATCCTTGAATACAGAATAAGCCTTTACAATATGAACAAGGCGTCTTGTGGATACAATCTCATCAATAGCACCTTCAGTGAAAGTCTTACGAATAATCTCTGCCCAATTGACTAGTTTGTCTGCAAAGTCTTCGTCAGCACACTCCAATGCTTCCATGTTATTTATAATAATTTTCTTTTCAATAACAGACGTAGGATATTCTTGTTCAACAGTAACAGGGAAACGCTCGAGAAATGCCTCGTCTAGAATTTGTGCTGCAATATACTTGCCGTCATCTGTGCCTCGGCCCTTAGTATTTGCTGTAGCTACTACGTTGAATCCAGGAGCGCCAGAAACTACTTCGCCTGTTTTCTTAATAAAGTATGGCTTGCCTTCTAGAATACCTTGGATACACATTAGCTTATTACTGCCTCGATCGATTTCGTCAATCAATAGAATAGCACCGCGTCGCATTGCAGTAATAACAGGACCCTCACGGAACGTTACGTTGCCATCAATAAGAGTAGAACCACCTACAAGGTCATCCTCGTCTGTTTCGATACTTACGTTTACTCGAATAACTTCTCGTTTCAACTTAGCACATACTTGCTCCACCATGGTAGTCTTACCATTACCAGTCAACCCGGTAATGAATAAAGGATAGAATTGCTTAGACTTAATGATGGATTCTAAGTCTCTAAAGAATCCAAAAGGCACATAAGTCTCATCCTTGTCGGGGACAAGATTGCCAACTTCTGTTAGCATTTTCTTTTGTCGTAAGGGAACAACTTGTGCTTGCATTGCAATTGCCATGTCCTGTTCTACAACAGGTGCTTCTTTAACTACCACTTCACTTACTCCTGAGAGAGAAATTAAACCTTTGTCTAAACGATACTCGGCTCCGTTGACTAACCAATTAGGAATAGCCATTGATTTATCTTTAAAAAAAGCAATCAAATTCTTTCGAGTGACTGTCGAACCAAAAACATCTCGAAGATCAGACACAATTTTAGCTTTCTGCGAATCAGTCAATTTCATAATAAACACTCCACGTTGTACATATCTTATTATAAATTAATTTGAATAAAAGGTCAAGCAATTTGTTCAATAAACTTGTTCAAAAGAATGCGATTCAACACCTTATTCTTTTGGTTAGATACAAATGCTTTTAGTAATTCACGCTTATTGAAGTCATCTTTTACGTCAATTTTGGACTCTTGGACTTCAAGATCTTTACTTAGCACTAAAAAATACTTATCATATCCAGTATTATCCAAACCAAAATACTTATTCTTTCTAGAAAATCTAGCAGCTTCTTCTAGATCCACATGCTGTCCATATAAGTTAGCCATGTAATTAATTGTAGTTTTCATAGAACGGGTACTAATAAAGTATCCAACCAAATTAGTATTAGTCTTAGCCTTCATCATTTTTAGTAAACCAACTGTCATTGGTTCATTTGGCTTACAAGTAACTACAATACCAGTTGCAGGATCCTTTAATACTGCGTTATACATTTTGGATCCTGCTTCAGATGCTAGAGCTCTGTAGTGTCCATTTTCCCAGATGCATCTAGTTTCTGCGCCATCACCATCAGTTAAAAAGATAGTATTTGCCACATCTAATTTATTAGCTGCCTTGAACTGTTCAATAAAATACGTAGCCAATATAATCGACTCATCTAAAGGAGTGCCATGTAATGTCAAATACTTAGGCACAGTGTGCGTTCTCAATGATCTTACGTAACGATTTTCGTAATCATCATCCGAGGAATCAAATGCTGCACCAAGTTGTAAAAGTCTATGCTGCGCATTTCTATATTCTGCTTTACTCATTCTATTAGATAGAAGATTGATGAGATAAACATTACGCCCATCAATAGCTAAATCTTTATTGCGTTTAGAAAACTTTTCTTTTCTGTATGATGAATCATGTGTCCCATATTTTAATCCACTGAGATAAGAATTATCAGAAAAGGCAAACACCTCAAAAGGAATAGAAACCTTTTTGCAGAAGTCTGCTAGTATCAAAGTTTGCTCAATAGTATTAGAGATATTCGCACTCATAGAACCAGACCAATCCACATACATGACCATACCATGGTTCTTACCGTTTGGTAACTTAGTTACTCGCTTGAATAGATCTTCTTTTAACTTATAAGACCAAACTTTATTAGTATCAAGTTCACCTGTTTTGGATACACTAGCACGCATGAACTGGCTAGCATTTCTTTTGAGTTCAAATTCTTTGACCAAGTACATGATAAATTTCATGTTCTTTTCTTTGTATTCATTATACAAACGACTTTTATCAAAAGTTGTTAATACTTTATCTGACATAGATTCAGGCATAGAAGCATAGTGTTTAGAAACGTATGCATGAAAATTGTCCCATGCTGAAAAGTCACAACCATTGTACAGCACCTTAAAATCTATGATTGCTTTTTCTAATTCTACTTTAGGTAAATTAGCATATACATAAGGATGTAAGTCATCAGACAAAAGTGTTGCTTCCTTGGCTCTGAAAGAACGATCTGTCTCAGATACAGGCTCATATTCATCCCCTGATCTAGATCCTTTACTACCTAACTTACTCTCTTCCTCATCTCCTTCTTCATATTCATCTCCCTCCTCATATCCATCTTCATCATAACCCAATTCGTCAAAATCTGTGGTAGGATTTTCCTTGTGGTATGTGTATAACTCCTCAGCTAGTGCGTATACATCGTCCCAAGTATCGAGTTTTTCCATTCTATCAACATAAGTTTTTTCGTGCTGTTCAAATGGTACATTCAACAACGAACCAATTTTGAAATGTAAGTTTAAACGATCAATCAAAGACAAATTGCTAACCTTTGATTCATCCACACCAAAAAAGTCGGAGTCAAATAGTTCTCGATATCCTCGATAAAAAGGACCTCGAAGACCAGGATAACGATTCTTAATTTTCTTTTCAATGCGAGCATCTTCTACAACATTGAGAAAAGACCTGAATCCTTTGCCTTTTTTCTCGATAGCAGTATGCCATCCTTGAGGTGGAGTTTCCCACGCATGTCCCACTTCATGACCAACTAAAAGATCATAGATGTCTACAGACATTTCTTTCCAAATAGGGAGTGTTAGAACACGATTCTTCGGATCGAAAGATGCAGTGTGGGTTTTCTTATGTTCTACGATGAGATTTTCTTGAGCTAGCAATTTTGCTAGAATTGACTTTGGATTGGCGATATTTGACAAAGACATATGTGGCTCCTCACTATATGTCTAATTATATATTAGTTAGTATTCGGTGTCAATGCTTTTTGTGGTTTAAGGTAAAAAAATAAAGTATTAACAATATCAATGACTTACTGCGATGGTCTAGTTATTGCTAAAATTTTGGATATCTGAGCATCAATAATTGGCTCTCTATTCGGCCATTTAATAGTATCTTTGCCTGGATTCTTTTTCAAGTTCAGTAAAAGGGGTAGTATCAACCCCTCCAATTTTTTAAGTTTCTCGCTGGACTCTTTGTCTACTAATGCTTTATATGCGTCTATATCAAAATTATTGCCGGCGCTAGCCTTTATAATTTCTTCTAAAGAATCTACCTTGGTATAAATGTCGTTAACTATTTTCTTAATTTTATCTAATTCGTCATTGACCGGTTGAACGATTTCTTGTACAGGTTTTTCAGATACAGGTTCTTCTGAATCTACAGCTGTAAATCCAAAATCAAAATTATCATACTCGTTCAGATTTAATTGACTCATTTAAGGCCTCGATCATTGTTTTAACTGCATGTTTTCTGACAATTTTCTTTTTGAGATTAGCGTATCTCTTTTTAGCTAAATCCAATTTCATCTTTGAAACTCTTTCAGTAAAAAGTTTGCCTTCCATATGATCGTACTCGTGTTGAAATACTCTAGCAGTGATGCCAGTCATTTCTGTTTCAACAACATCACCTTTTACAGTTTGAAATTTAACTCTTATCGACACTGGTCTAGTTACATAAAGAAACAGTCCCGGGAAGGTCAGACATCCTTCTCTAAATGATTCTTCTTTAGTGGTGCATTCTAGAATTTCAGGATTGATAACCGCTATAGGTGTTTCAATTCCCATAACAAATATTCTTCTGTCCACTCCTACTTGATTTGCACTTAAACCTATTCCGCCTAGTTCTTTCATTCTATCAAAAAGAACATTCACTAAAGCAGTAGGATCACCATCATTAGTGAAATCATAATCTTCAGGTCTTTTAAATAGTACAGGTGAATTGGATTCTACAAGTTTAGTTTGATCTTTTCTAACAATTAACATTATATTACCCTGGAAAAATTTTGATGCTTTTCAAATCGTATCTGATTTTTAAACTTATCAAGCAACTGATCGCCCTTATGTGAAATGACAAATACATTTACATCCTCACCTATTGTATTAAGTAATGTCATCACAAACTCTGTCCCATTAGAATCTAAACTTGAATCAAATACCTCATCTAACAATAATAGATTTGTAGCTGCACTATTTTTCATCTTTGCAATAGTGCGCCATGTAAATAGTAATGCCAAATCTATTCTCTGTTTTTCGCCTTCACTAAAAGAGGCATAACTAAAATCATCTCTATGTCTAGATTTAATTGTTTCATTGAATGCCTCATCCAGTTCAAATGAAACAAAGAAGTCCATTGCTGTTAAGTATTTATTTACCAACTTATTGATAACTGGTAAGTACTGTTTTATAATACGAGTCTTGATCCCAGTATCTTTAAGTAACGTGGAAGCGGCATCAAGATAATACGAATCTTCTTTGAGTTTACTCTTACCCTCTGACGCCGATACAACTTCTTTGGCAAGTATTTTGAGTGTTCCCTTTGCGAGAGCCAGAACGTCTTCTGAATTAGTTTCAGGTGCTGTTTCTGTCTGTATCGCTTTGATATAATTTTGTTGGGCAATAATGTTTGCGTTGCATTCTGTGATCTTATTTTGTAACTCAACAATCTGTTGTTTGGCTTCAATAATTTCATCAGCTCTAATTTCAATTTCTTGCATTTTGTTGTAGAGCGAATCAACTGCACTACTGATTTCTTCTTTTTTATGTGTGTGTTTGTGGATTGTTGTAGTTTTAAGTTCTGTAGATATAATTTGAGCACAAGTCGGGCATGAGTCATGTTCTTCGTAGAATACGATATCACTTTCAACTTTTTTAATTCTTGCTTGTAATGACTTGTAAAGAGCAACCATCTCAGTTTTTCGGGCAGAGATCTCATTGTCATCCTTAACCGAATCCTTGAGATGGTTGTATCTTTCTGTGAGGCTACTGCTTTCTTTTTCAAGCTCTTTGATATCTTGATTAGCCTTGTCGATTTTAGCTTGTATGTCGTCATTTCTTTTCTTTTGATCATCCTCAATCTGCTTGATATAATCTTGTTGCAGTTTTACCTTTTGTTTCCCTAGTTCTATCTGAGAATCTATTTCTCGTATTTTATCTTTTAAGTCTACAATACGAGTTTTTAATAGTGTATTCATTACACTGAATATTTGTATATCAAGAATATCCTCAATAACTTCTCGTCGTATACCCTGTGCTAATTGCATAAAAGGCGTAAACGAAGCAGAACCAAGTATAACTATTTGAGTGAATGATTTATAGTTAAGCTTGAGAATCTTATCCTCAAAATATTTTTGATAATCTTTTACTGCAGCATCTTGATTGATGATATTATTGTCTTGATATATTTCAAAAATACCAGGTTTCATTCCCCGTGTTACTTTATATTCTTTTTTACCAATACGAAACTCTATCTCGACAACACAATTTTTTTGGTTGATTGAATTTACAAGTTGAGGCTTGTTTATATTTCGAAATGCTTTGCCAAATAAACCAAAACAAATAGCATCAAGAATGGTACTTTTGCCAGCACCATTTTCACCAATAACAAGTGTAGTTGGATGTTTGTCTAGTTCAACTACTGTAAACTGATTTCCTGTCGATAAAAAATTACGCCAGCGAATAGTACGAAAATAAATCATGTTTCCTCATAATCATGTGCTTCTACGTAAAGTTCTCTAAGAAGATTTTTTAGCTTTTGTTTATCTGCATCAGTTTCTAAACCATCAACATACTCAGACAATAAGGTCATTGTGTCTTCTAAATTTAGATTATCATCTACGGCTGAGCTTTCAAACTCAGACATGTCTTCGATAATCTTTACTTCTGCAGGATTTATTTTGTATAGATTATCTACTAAAGTATCAAACTTAGTAAAATCAGATTTGTTTACTACTATGATCTTTACAAATTTATCTTCAAAATTTGTGTAATCAATTTTTTGTTCTTCAGCATCATTATAATAAAATTTCTCAAACATCGAGAAAGGATTTTTTACAAACTCAACTTCTTTAGAATCCAAGTCTAAGATATAAAATCCTTTTGGATCGTTATAATCTGACCATGTTAATTCGTATGGAGTGCCAAGATAAGTAATATTACCTTTAGAAGATGCAGTATGATAATGTCCGCTGTAAACATGATTATAATTACTTAAGAACTTTCCGTCAATACCATCATGATTAGGAACTCCTTTCATCATTTCGAAACCTGCTAATTCAAAGTGTCCCATACAAATTTTAGAATTAGATTTAGTTACAAACTCAAAAACACTTTGTTCATTTTCTTTACATATCCAAGGAATAATATCTATAGGCACACCACCACATTTTATAGTAGTTGGATTGTAAATGATATCTATATAGTTGTAATTTTGAAGCAATAATTCTGGAGAATTAACTGATAAGCTTTCTTTCCAAAATATATCATGGTTACCTAGTAAGGATATTAATTTGATGCCTCTATTCTCTATTCTATCAAAGAAATATTTTTTCGATTCAGATAAAGTCAAAAAATTTATATACTTTCTTCTATCAAATAGATCTCCTAATTGAATAATGTATTCAATTTTATTCTGATCTAAATAATCAAAAAATAGATCATAAAATTTTTTAAAATAACTATGAAATGTCTTTGAATCGTTTCTTGCTCCGAAATGTGTATCTCCAAGTAAACATATTTTCATATTTTTTTCCAATGATAGAACACCTGTACATAATGTTCACCCTCATATTTTATTTTAAATCTTTCTCTCCAATGAACTACCTCTCTCGTGCAGCATGCACCATCACCTTTATCAGTAATTATAGTTTCATAATCGTCTAGATATTCTTTTAGAATGGTATATGAAGTATTAGAATAACCAATTGTAGATTCAGTGTCATTTATAAGTTCTTTTGATATAGGAACTTTAGAGAATAGAATAGGCCATTGATTATCTGGATTATTGAATACATTAACTGTAAGAGTAAGATCTAATCCTTCTCTATCTATATGAGGATTAAGAATAGAATTATCCGGATATATTCTAGAATACGTATGTGTAAACTCGTATCCATCACCGAAATCCTCTTTTATTATATTCTTTATTCGTTCTATTTCAATGAATGTTTCTGTTACGTTCATGAAACCAAAAGAATGAAAATTAGTAGCCGGATTCTTATGTTCATATGAACGATCTGGATCTTTAAAAAATTTACCCATTATTGCATGGTAAATAGCATCAGCAGTATCGTCTGATATTATCTTTTTATAGAATTTCAACATTAGTTAAATAGATCCTCGTTCCATTCTCGATGTCCTTCTCTGAAAGCCATATTACTCTGTGTCTCTCTTACTTCCACACGATAACACCATAGGCGATTGTGCTCGCCTAATCCCCACATGTCTGGAATATAAACTCCGTTGACATACTTATATAACATATCTGCTAAACCTTCGCATCCAAGTCTTGGTAGAATAGTTAGTTTAGCCATCTTCTTTTTTTGTAATAATTTAAATGTATCAAGCTCTGGATCATCTTGGGCTACCAATAAAGTATGATCGAACTGATCTTCTAGAATTTTTTTCAGTTCCTTTAGACCACCATAATCAGCTGCCCAATTACGAACATCTAGTTGATCTGTGCCGAAATAAAACTTCATTGAAAAACTATAACCATGTATCATATTACAATGACTATCGGCTCGCCATTGTCTATATGCACAGGGAAATGCGTCATGATATTCTTTTGTACTAGTGTATTTGTATGGTCTTGATAAGTTGATTAAAGCCATCTCTTGCCTCGTTGAGTAAGTTTGATGACACGCAGAATTTATTAAGCGGGATGAGCGTCTTAAGACCGCTTTACATAATTATTGTAGGTACTAGATTCGTACCAATTTTTCAAATGACTGACAACCATAGGTAAAGTTCGCCATGCTTTCCATCCTGTTTTAGATTGAAATTTGCATGAATCAGCTATGAGAATCGCAGGGTCGCCTGCACGTGCTGGTTGTACATTTACTACAATTTTTTTATTTAGTATTGTTTCAACATATTTAAGACACTCTAAATTAGACGTGCCTTTGTAGCTTCCTAAATTATATATTCCTTGCGTATCAGTGTCAATACATTTTATATGTGCTTCGGCAATATCTGTCACATGAACGTAATCTCGTACACAAGTTTTATCCTTTGTATAAAAGTTATCACCATTTAAATTGAATGGTGTATCATTATAAGCTGCCTCAAATAATTTTGCAAATATATGTGTTGCATTTGGTTCTTGGCCATGTTGCGAATCAGGATCCGCGCCACACGCATTAAAATACCTCAAAGAAACATATTTCAAATTATACGCCTGTTTATACCAGGTTAAAATTTCTTCAACCATTAATTTAGTTTGACCATAAGGAGATACCGGCTTAGTTTCATTGTACTCTCTATAAGCCTCCTTATTCCAATTACCATAAACTGATGCGCTACTACTAAAGATAAATTTAGTTTCAGGTATTTCATCTTTGATGAAATTAAGTAGTCTATTTGTTCTTGCCACGTTGTTATCAAAGTAGACCCCAGGCATTTTGAAACTAGGACCAACTAAACTTGTTCCGGCACAATGAATAATTGCTGCAGGTTTGACTCGCTTGATTAAAAGGTATGCTTCATAATCTGTAAAATCAGTTTGAATAAACTCATCGTAAAATTTGTTTAGATGAGGCATATGACGTCTATCTATACCATAGACATTATAACCTTTCTTCTTTAATTCAATACAAGTAATACCACCGATATATCCAGCGGCTCCTGTTACAATTATATTATTAGTATTTAGATTCTGTGACATGATTACGATACCTTATTCCTCCTCTATACCATTTACTAGAATCACCTAACATTATATCCAAGCATCGATCAATTGTGCCATTTGTCCAGTCTGATAATTTACCTAAATTTTGTCTAGGCGAATTGAGTAGTTTAATTAATTTGGTATCCGCATCTACAGTAGACCAAGGAATATACAAACACTCGGGGTCATTTGCAAATGATTCAGGGAAAGAACGATAAGCAGGATATAGACAATTGGTGCCAAGTGCATCTGCTTCTGATGCTGTATTAGATACCCAATCTTGTAGAGCACAATTAAACAATACTCGAGAATCTGCTAAAATATTATAATACTCATTCTTTTTCAAATTCTCATGAATAGTTAACATGCCTCTCTGTTCAAGCTCTCTAGCCCTTTGCAAAATCAACTCATCATTACTACGTAAAGGACCGCCTGATAAGACACAAAATTCAATATCATGATATGGCTTCAATCGTTCAATCATATCCATATAGAAATTGGGCTGCTTCTCCTGATCGAATCTTGCAGCAAAACATACACGCCTTTTACGGTCATGAAAGTCTTTTCTATTAGGTACTCTAGATTGTACTTCTTCTTTACCAAATGCGAGACCAGAAATATTATAGATTGGAACATTCCAGCCTGCAATCTTCATATGCGTTACCATTTCTTCATTGGATGCCAATATACCTTTAACAAATACGTTCACCATGTGTTCATATTTAGACATCCATTCTTCCATGTGCCACACGTGAAGAAAGTCGTCGGGATCAATAGTTTGTGCCAAACACCTTACCCAAACATTAGGGCAATACTCAGGAGTAGTTTGATCCATGATGTAGGGCAGTGCTTCCATACCAGGAGTAAACATATCCTCAAAGAAAATAGTATCTTCCCAAGTGATTTCACCTGCCTTCATCTTCGCCACAAGTTTAGCCATCTGGGTCAAAGAATAATAACTGCGACCATGGGCATCTAATACTTGACCTGTTACAATAGACTTAGATGAATCAAGTAGTTCACCGTGAATCACTTCATATTCAACACCTCGACGTTTAAATACTTCCTCACTCCAATGTTGTAACTGCAATGTGTAACGGCCCTCGTAAGGCTCCAGTCCCATATAATATAATTTGCCCATTACTCACCTGGATAGTACGTTACGATACCGTCTGACTCACCGTCTTCTGATACAACAATCTCATAGAATCGTTGACCATACTTTGGAATAAGGTGCTGTTCAAGAATATCAGTGGCAATCATCTCACATGATTTGTGATTCATATTGCCACCTTGGATAAAATCTTGAAGTGCCCATTTTACCAAAAAGAATTCTAATTCCCTATCTAGATGAGATACAGAAATCTTCACCTCAACTTTAAACATATGCCTATGTTCATTTTCAAGAAAAGCAATACGAGGATCAATTTGACTGGCAATAGGATAACGATGATATCCTTCGAACTCTGTTCTAATCTTAATAAATGTTTCTGTTCTTGGCCGAACATCTTGTTTAATAATCATGCGAATAAATCCTCTAGTGAAGCTGGTGGTTTGTCAATAACTGATTCTGAATCCATATGTTTTCCGACGTGTTTTTCCCAGTGCAGAAAATCATCTAAATTCTTTACATCAAATAATGTAGCATATTCATTTTCACAATCTTTATCTCTAGCAAATCTTAAAAATTGTTCTTTAGACTGAGTAAGTTCAGAAACATCTTTAGTAAAATTATGTACATTGGTAAGAATAAAAGCAAGACGAGCTCGCATAATGTCAATAAATTTCCCACCTGTTTCTAAATAAGCAGTAACTTGATAATTCATTAACTTATGATATTCTTCAGGAGAATATTCTGTTCCACATACTGCATTTATTTCTTCGGTAACTGTTCTATAGATGTTTGAATATTCACGTCCCATTTTAACTGATGTGCCTCCATAAGCAGATCCTGGCGACTTCTTATAGTGTGAGAAGTAGAATAAACCATTATCAAGAGACATAGAATGAGTAGTAGAATCGTAAGATATATTAATCCCATCATACAAACCCGTTTGGCTAAATAAAAGATAAGGTAGCATACGACGTAATGCGCCAACCCCCAATACATGTAGATGAAAAGGTCTACTGAAAGGCATAAGAGTAACGTAAAATGCTCTCTTTACATCTTCTAACTGACCCATACCTAGGGCCGCTGATCCCATGGCTACACCACCAATCCTATTCTGCAATGGTTCTGAGACTTCTCGAAGAATTGTTTCTGCCCAATGTTGATAAGTCTGATGAGATGCGCCATGCATAATTACAAAAGGTTTACAATCTGACTTCAGTTCTGCAAATTTTTCGATTTGTGCTCGAACATTTTTACCTGTTTGTGTAGCATATGCCTCGAAATTTTCTCTATCAAAATATCTTCTCTTCGTATCAATTTTTGATGATTTACCGTCTTGTGTAGCTTTCACGGGAATCTCATCAAATGCCATACCAATATCAGCATATGTTCCTTGATTGGTATAAACTTTATCTCTTAGTTCTGGTGTATTCTTTAATCCCCTGGTAATAATCTGCAATCCACCTGAGTCGGCGTGAATCTGTTTTACTGCCGGTCTATACTTCTGTAGCTTGGGACCGAAATTCTTCTCTGTAAATCCATTATATAATAAAGAAAAAGTATGGTTGTTTTGATTGTGGCAAGTCTTCAAAATCATACTTTTAATCATATCAAGTGTTTCAGGGTCGTTACATTGTTCTGCGCCGAGTCGCAGATATGCGGGACCTGAAATCACATATTCAAATATTTTACTCATGCAAATAAATCCTCTAGACTAGAATTATTACTAGTCTTTTCATTAGGAACAAAATGTTTTTCTTTTGAAAGATAGGTGTTGTCATCAGTATAGATTATATTAAATTTATGCTTGTTTGTCAATACACTTTTAATATCGTCGATAGCCAAATCTTTTCTATTTAATCCTTTTATGAAATCCTTGTAGCAAACAGTGTGTTCTTGATTTATTCTAGCTTTATCGCTATCAGATTTGGTTGGGATAAAATTATCAAATTCATTTACCCATTTGTTTATACCACTTACATTATCCTTAATAATTTTATCCAATACCCTAGTTTGATATTGATAAGTACCATCTTCCATTACATCATATAATCTTTTGATATTAGTTGCAGCATCTTTCTTTGAGGTTGGAATATAAAATTCTGTTGGGAAATTTTTTATCCAACTCATATTTTCAAGTACTACGGTTGGCATATGTCCCGCAGTCTCATAAAATGCTAATCCAAATGATTCTCTAATTGCCGGATTATATGCTACTCTAGCCGAGGTCAAGAAATCTACTTTCTCTTTTCCATAAACACCAATTTTTATTTCAAAATTTGCACCGATTTCAGTTAGTGCTTGTTCAAACTTTTTAGCACCATTGGTATTGGTAATAATTTTTGCTGGGAGTTTTGTTTCTTGAATAATACGAATAAATTCTTCTGGATTCTTTCTAGGTTCCCAACGACCAATCCATAATACACCACTACGAGGTTTGATATGTTTATCTAATAATGTTTTTTCTGGCATCGGTATGGGGAGTAGATTAGCATTTATTCTATTAGAACGAAGCTCATCTAAATTACGGGAGGTCTGTGTTCCAACTGTAATATTAGAACAACGAAGAAGAACATTAAAATAATCATTAAATGAAAAACTAAATTCATTCTTCCATGTTCTATCATCCAAGAACACCATACTTTCATTATGAGTATAGTAAATAACTTGAATAGATTTTTGTAGGCTTAGTGAATGTACTGCAGGGAATGATTCTAATGTGTTACAAATAATAGTATCATACAAATTAGTATTTAAAGCCTGCATCATAGCATCTCTAAAATTAATCATCTTTTCAAAATTGTAAGAATCTTCAAACATAAAGATCTTACTATGTTTACTATAAGTGACAGAATCCGACGGATAAATAAACGAAGCACCAGACTCCTCAAGGCTTCTTTTAAAACCCAAATTAGAAGGGGCTTTATCACAGATAATATCTACCTTATATCCCAATGGAGTGAAAGTCTCGACAAAACTTTTTGCGAATTGACCGAGACCTCCATGTGGAATAGTGTGTTGATCGCTAAGACAAAATGCTATTCTCTTGCTATAAATTTTCATTTCATTTTATGAACAATATTAAAAAACTCTTGTTTCAAAGATGGATCTTTTCTAAATGCTCCTCGCATAACAGATGTGGTCATATCCGACTCATGTTCTTTTACGCCTCGGTGAGTCATACAATGATGTTCTGCCTGCATTAGAACTGCTACACCATCTGCTTCTGTTTCTTTTTCAATAGCATCAGCAATCTGAATAGTCATCTCTTCTTGAATCTGAGGACGAGACGCAATCCAATCTACTACACGATTAAATTTGCTAAGTCCAATAACATTACGACCAGGAAACACACCAATATAACACCGACCAACAATATTTTGAAAATGATGTGCACAGGTTGATCTAATAGTGATAGGGCCAGTGACATATAGCTCATCATAATTACCAGCATTAGGAAATGCTGTAACTTTTGGAGGATTAGCATATCTTCCCCTGAATGTTTCCTTAACAAACATTTTAGCTACACGTCTTGCTGTGTCTTGCGTATTATGATCGTTGCTGGTATCAATAATTAATGATTGTAACACCTGCTGGAATTTATCAGCCACTTCATCTACTAATAGATCAATTTCATCTTCGTTATGAATAAACGCAGAAATATTATCGTTGGCAAAGAATCTAGTTTGCCCTTCTTTTATACGCTCTCTAATTACTTCGCTCATTGGACGACCAAAAACTGCACCTTCATATCCAGGATGATATGGTGCTTCTTCAACCAATTTATCACTCATCATGTACCCCACTCATTTTTAAACAATGGCACTTGAAGTCTATCACTATAGCGCCAACCTTTCTTCATTGCCATTAATGCTACATTTTTGTTATTCATAGCATATACGGATTCGACACCACCGACAGGCATCAAATATACCGGACCAGTAAATCCATTGTCTTTATAACATTCAACTGCCATAGCAGCTTCAGCAACATCTTTTTCATCTGCAACTACAAATTTAAGATAGGCATAACCATGTTCTTGATATTGCATAACTACATCTGGCTTAATTGCATCTTCCCATTTTTCGCCACTAACAGATAATTTAGGACTGACACTGAAAGTAAGACAATCCCAACCTTTACGAAAATGAATCTTCAGGTATTCGGAAAATTCGGGGGTTAATTCTTGCGTGCCATTAGTTTCGAAAGTAATCTCTTTAAGAGATCCCATACCGGGATGCGAGAGGAGACTAGGATACGCTCGCTGCCACCCAAGGAGCGGTTCACCTCCTGTAATAACGAGATGTTCACTTGTCCACTTGCCATGAGGTAGCATACGTAAAATGGCATCAACGATGCCATCAATAGACAACAGAGGGCTAAGATGCTTAAACCTAACATCCCAGCTAGCATAACTATCACAGCCTGTAGTAACCAAAGGAAGAGATTTATAATCTTTGTACTGATTCGCGTGTTGCGCAATAATATCTCGCTCATCGCTCTTTTCTCCTCTGGGCATTCCGAAACCATCACATGTAAAATTACATCCGAACGTTCTTAGAAAAATTGAGGGAACGCCCATATAACGACCTTCCCCTTGAATTGAATAAAATAATTCTGATATTTTAATTTTTTGCATAATATATCCTTAGTATTATTTGCTTATTATATAGCAAACTATTCATCTAAATCAAGCGCATTTACTACATTTTCCTCTGCTAATTTGTTCTTTTTAGGAAATTGAACTACTCGTTTATCAATATCAACATGATCGAGCTGCTTTTTAACATATTCCATGAAATGGTTATTGAATTCCTCATTACCATGTTCTTGAGAAATAATCTGATCTATATCAATATTTTCAATCATTTTGTATTTAGTCGCCTGTTGCTTTTTTTCTTTTTGAATACGACGAATAAATGCAAAGTAAATAATTTGAGTATAATAAGCAAATGGATTAGATGATTTACTTGGATCAAATTTAGCAACTGCTGTTAGACAATTTTCAATACCATCACTAATCATATCATCTTTAAAAGTATAATTAATAAAATTAGACTTGTAGGATAAATGGGTAGCGATCTTTATAAAACATTCACCTATATAATTAGGCACTTGAGGTTGCAACTTACCTTCAGCTGCCGCCTTGTCTACAGATGCTCTATATTCAATAAGAGCTTGAAGAAACCTCTTATTGTCTACGTAATGAGATGACTGAGGAATTTCAGTGGATAGATCTGTTTCCGGGGACGTAGAATTTTTCGTCTTCGATGTCTTGCTCTTCTTCATTTTCATTTATACCAAGTAAGTTTTTAATAAGTATTTCATTAGATGTACGAGTAGGTTTATCCTTTGAGGATTCTTCTTCCTTTGTTTCAATAAAAGAAATATAGTTATCTTTAAAATGTTCTTTTACGTCTGTGGCTAAAACTATTTGACTAGTATTCAATTCAAATATTTTTTCGTCAGAGATAGATATCCAAGGAGTCATAATATATGTTTCAACTATGTTCATTCCTTTTGGCATTCGTATTGGAGTAATTAAAACAGGATCACAAACAAATATAGTTGTCTTGCTGTTAAGATTAGCTATATCATTAGTTTTACATACTATACTATCACCGTTAGATAGTTTAATGTATTTGTATTCTAATGTTTCGTTCATTTAATAGGAACCTTTAGTAGTTTATATTCAAAGTTTTCATCATTATAAATTTTGATTCTTTCTATCATATGAAGAAGAGTATAATTCTTTTTAGACTTCCAGGCAAGGTCATCGCCAATATCATAAAGATTGCAGCTATCTTTGCCTTCTGTAGTTCTCAACCCTCTACCAATAGATTGCAAATTTCTAATTCTAGATTTTGAGGGAGACGCAAAAATAATATTATGTAAATTTTTGATATTTATTCCTGTTGAGAAAGTCCCTCACTAATAGGACGCAATAATAATTGCGCCCTTTACCTCCTCAATCTTTGTTGGTTTCATGTTTTTTCCTTGATAATAACATTTTTTCTCTAAATATCGGATCTGCCCATCTTTTAGTTAATGCTGAACCATCTGATCCTCGTGTTTTTCTCTTAGACATCTTATTCTTAAATTCCTCCTCTTGCCATTTAGCTTTTATTTTTTCGGAAGCATCTTTTCTTTTTTCCTCATTAGAATTAATATAAAGCATTTTTTCAGAAAAGTCAATACGTTGTTGTTCCGTCATTTTGTTCCAACGTTTAGTTACAGATTTAGACATTCTAAGTTTACCTTCGGGACTATTTCTTTCTAATTTCATTGCTAAAATAATTTTAGCACGATATTCTTCTTGTTGCCACAACATCTTAAACTGCAAAGATACTTGGTCTCTGTTTTTTTGATTAGAAAAACGAATATTAGACAAGTATTTGGCCCCACCATTTTTCAAATATTGACTCATATATACAGATCTTTTGTTTTTCCATATAGCATATTCTGGTGTATTTTTAAATTTTTTCCATGATAATTTAGCAGAAATAGATATCAATTTTCTATAATCTGCGTCTAGTTTATCGTTTCTACTTAACATAAAATTTAAAGGGCGAATAAATTCTCGTAAAGGATATGCATCAACTAATATTCTATGAGCTAAGATATGATCTGCATACCTTAGTTTCACAACTGTATTATCATTAAAAAGTGATCTAGGAAATATATGATGATATTCAAAATATTCATTAGAATCAGATAAATTATTAGATAATACAAAAGTAATATACCTGTCTAATGATTCATTATCATATGGTAATCCTAAAGCAAGTACAAATTTTTCTTTGATTGTATTCATATGTTCTCCTTACCGGCATAAACATATTTATATAATCTTACTTTTTATCCACTTATCAGAAATGTCATCTTCTATAGTTATATCTTTAGCCAACTTTTTAATACCAGAGGTTAATATAATTTCTTCTGTCGGATCACATATAAGTTTATCATCTCCAAAATATATTTCAATTCTTTCTTTTTCCTTTTCTGTCAATTGTCTTATCAATTCACGTTGCTCTGTATCTGTCCCACCATAAACAAAAAATACTTGTCGATCCTCACATTTTGCCCAAATCATATCATGTAGTTGTTTACCATGCTTTTCAACATATTGAAAAAGAACTAAAGTATTTCCTTTTTGATTTAATGCGAGATTTCTAATGAAAATATTTCTTGGATTATATTGTACTATAAAATCCATCTCCTGTTGATAATCAAATCCTTTAACCGATTTTCTTATTTCTTCAGGATAATCAAGGATTATATTGAATATCTTAAGATCAGCAAGAGTTTTATCCGTCATTAATTTTTTAGTTGTAGTTACCTTATAGACTGAACCAAACAATCCTTCTAAAACTAATTTATGAGTTTTGGTGCCATCAAGCGTACCAGTAGTACCAATTCTATAGGGAGTAGTAATGCACTTATTAAGTATACCTGTTAAAGATTTGGCTTTGAACAAATGCGCCTCGTCACCATATACAACTTGAAATTCACTAAAGAAATTTTTAGGAAGCTTATAAATAGATTGCCATGTACTTATAACCACTGGATAGTCATTTGTTTTTTCATGTCCTCCATAAATTCTTTTACAATTTTCAGATGATTTCCATTGATTTAATCCAGAGTAGTCTTGAAAATCTGAGTACATCTGTTCCACAAGACTTGTTGTTGGTACAAGAATAAGTTGTCGTCTTCCGAATTTTTGATGCCATCGTATGAGGCAGTAAATGATAAGAGATTTGCCTGAACCAGTTGGCGATAATAATAGGCGTCTTCCGTTGACAATCGCTTGATAGACTGCATCTATCTGATACTCCCTAATTTGTATTCGTTCACCTTTTGATGATACTTTTAATGATTCACAAAATGATGTAACCTCTTCCAAAGTAACATTGTCATAAGATTTATTGTAATTAGATTCATCAATTACATATTCTCTTTCCTCAGCAAACTTATTTAGATAATCTAATAATCCAACATAAAGTTCCTTGGTGAACATAGAAAATAATCTGACGCGACCATCCCACATTCGAGATTTATATAATGGATGAAATTTGGCCCCCGGGACTTCAAATGAAAAATGATCGTTTAGTTCTTGGGCAATTGAAGGGTCACTATCAACTATAAGATGAACCTCATTTTTCTTCCTGATACTTATATCAGCCATCACATCATTCCGTTTGTGAATTTAGTCCATTCAATGGTATTTTTTATATCCCATGTTCTACTATTTAGTGATCTAATAATAGCTTCTAATTGATATAAAACAGTTTTAAAATATTCTACCTTATCCTGCAGGGCAACTAAATCTGCGTCTCCTTGTAGAAATTCGTCTATTTCATTTTTTAGAGGTTTCGTGCCTTGCCATTGGGCCCATCCCTCATCTTCTAATTCTGCACGAGACATTTCCCCTCGATAATAACGGTACTTCTTTCTTCTACAATTAAGATAATCTGATTCTGTTTTTCTTAGATTAAGTCGTGTAGAAGAAAGATAGTTAATATATTTAGCATGAAGTATAGGAGTGCGAGCTGATTCTTTGCCAAGATTTGTTTCGTCAATCTTGCAATCTTCGGCCCACATCTCCTGAAGATCACTTAGTTTCATAAACTATTGTTGAATTTGAATAATTTGTGCTGGGTTGCCCATGAAGTTAAAAGTACCATAGTGGTTCAAAGAAATGCTTGGATCAAGCCAAATTTCTCCACCAATGTCTTGCCATCTACGGCTGAAAGTATAATCCTCAGACAAATAGCGTTTGTCCTTAGGATCAATCATAGTATCGAACATAGCATAGAAATAATCTTGCAATTCCGGACCAGTATTAAGGTCATTATTATATTTGAGTTCTGGATATGCTTGAATCATCTTATCAATAGCTTCTCGTTTAATCATCATAAAACCAGTGGCTCCATCATGTAAACGAATCAATCCATTTTCAATTGCAATCTGTTTTGCATCTCGATTAACGAATTTAAAATTGATAGCATAATCCGAACCGAAAGATGCTACTTGATTTGCTGAGAACTGTGTGTCGTTTCCTCGAACAGAATCACGAATTCTATCCCAATTGACACCCTTTTTCGGATAAGCTCCAACAACAACCTCTTTATTATGTGCTACTAATTTCAGAACATCTTCTACTTGAAACTCGATGTCTGCATCAATAAACATTAAACGTGTAAAGTTACTTTGTAGAAAATAAGCTAATAGTACATTTCTAGCACGAGTAACTAATGACTCATTAGCAATAGTACCAAATGCTAAAGGAATCTGATGTTGATTACAAAAAGTTAGTAACTTAATGACAGAACGAAAATACGCTTCATTGAGCATACCGCCATAGCATGGAGTTGCTACAAAGATACGTTCTTTTCGAAGGTCATCAATTCTAATTTCAAGTTTACCAGAATTATCTTGTTTTGGGGGTGCTGGGGGATTTACCTTTAAGGTAGGTGGTTTAATCGCAGTAGGATCCAATTTTATAGCCATAATAACTCCAAAAGTTAAAGTTGTTCTACTTCAAACATTCTATATTTGAATGCTGCAATCGCAGTAAAATATTCTACTGACGCTGATGCCACATCAAAATCTAATGCCTCTAATGAGATAGGAAATAAATCTTTAAATATTATATTTGTTTTAGGATTGTTTGTCGAGTCCAAGATGGTCAAAGTGCCATCAGAATAAGTCAATGCGTCTGTTTGTCCAAACTTATTGGTCACAAAAGGAAATCTATTTTGTTTTTGTAATACGAAATTCGAGAATTGAGAATAACTTTTAGGGAAACCCAAAGCCATTAACCACGTATAAAGTTCCAAATAATTAGACATATCTTCAGATATTAAAAATCTAATAGTAAAATCGCCAAATACTATTTTATCACCTATTACAGGAATGTCAACAAAAGGAGTAGGTTGTTGGGCGAATCCAAGTGCTAATGCTGGCAAATTTGCAGACTGACAAGTATATGATGCGTTTGGTAAATCTTTAATAGTAAATCTAAACGCGTTAGGTCTAAGAAAATCATACGTGGTAGGTTTACTTAATTCATAATTTGAACTCACCACACTTAAGTTTGCTGTAAATGCCATTTAATACTCCTTCCCATTATTTATAAAGAAAAAAAGGGGGATTAAAAATCCCCCTAATCCCGATCTGCGCCGGTTCAATATTTACATTAGGTTAACTACACGGGTCTTGCGATAGTACTGATTGCGGTTAGCTGTGAAGCTATCTGCATCGTTAGCACCTGCAGCTGTAGTAACATATGGGTTAGCAATTAGACCATAACGTGTCTTGAAGCCAATCTTTGGCTGGAAGCTATTAGGATCAATTGCACGTACCATTTGTAGTGGAACATATGGGCAATAGAATAGACCAGCATCATATGGGCTAGCACCCTTATAACCAACTACGTAGAATTGATTTGCTGCACCTAGGTTGCCAGTGTATGGATCGATATAAACACGATAACGTCCATTTAGAACACCTGCAAATGTATTACCTGTATCATCAACGTTTAAACTAGCATTTGATGCTAGAGCAGGAGCATAGTCTAGAACACCAGACATTGCTAATGCAGAAGCTACGTCTGCTGAACATACGATGAAGTTGCCCTTTCCTCTACGAGTATCTTGAGCAATGTGATTAGCATCGCGTTCGATATTAAATAGAAGACCTTTGAAACGCTCTACAGACCAACGACCATTAGAATCAACGTCTAGGTCAAATGTTCCTGCGCTAGCTGTTGAAGGTGAACCTGTCTTGGCTACTTTGTAGATTAAGCGAACGATTTCACGGTTAATCTCAAACATGAATTCCTGTGATAGGATGTTTGAGAGTTCTGCTTCAGCATCAAGACCATGAATTGCCTTCAAGTCTTGTGCCAATTCAACTGTGTACTCTGCCTTCAAAGCACGGGACTTAGCAGTAACTGTTGTCTTATCAATACTGAAAGACATTTCAGCAAAGTCTTGAGCAGCTTCAACAGCAGCCAATGTATTTGCTGTACCAGTTGTATAAGAACCAGTAGCTAGAATATTAGCAATAGCACCAGAGTGAGTACCAGCACCTGACCAATCTGTATCAGCTTCGTTGTATAGAGCTTCAACACGAGTCTCAGTATTGGAACGGGTATCTCCAGAACCACCGTACATGGAACGCATTGCAAAGATCAAGCCTGTTGGGCCTGTCATTGGCTGAACACCGCAAATGTCATATGCCATTAGATTAGGCATAGCACGACGTACTAGACCAATCATAATTGGATCATACTTTTGAATTGCAGCTGTATCTTGAGCAATGTTGTTTGTTGGTGTTTCGAAAAGTGCTTGACGCTCTTCACGCAAAGCTCTTTCCTGATTTTCTAAAAGAACAGATGTTACTGTTCTCTTATATGCATCTTGAATTTTAGGCAAATCTGGGTGGTCCAGAATTGCTGCCCACTTTTGTTGTAGATTTTCTGCTAAAAACATTGTGTTCTCCTATGAACAAAACCTATTTTTTATTTATAATTTAAGCACGTTTGATTGATCTTGTTAGTGCTTGTGCATAAGCTGCGACAGTACTAGGAGTAGATTCAACTAAAGTATTGTCGTTTGCTTCAGATGCATCTTCAACTAAAGTCTGACTTGTTGTAGCTTCAGTTATTTTGGATTTACCTTTTGGAAAGTAATTTTCCTTGATAACGGCAACTTTTTCTGCGTATACTTCTTCGTCATCAAAAGTAATACCTTCTACTAACTTATGCAATTTAACTGTTTCAGTATCAGCTAAATCTTTAGACAAATCTTCTAGAATAGACTTACGCTTTAGTTCAACGACTTCGCTATTTAGATCAACATTAATATTGATAGCTTCGTTTAACTTCTGCTCTAGCTCTTCGGCTTTAGCTTGCAACTCACCGATTACATCATATTTTTCTTCAGGAACTTCTACATAATGTTCCTTGAATAAATTCTTCAATCCACTAATAAAGTCTTCTGCGATTTCTGTACGAAGACCGGATTCAAGAGCTAATTCATTTTCTTCCATCCACTGCTCAACTACATAATTAAGATAGGAGTCAATCTTCTCGACCATACCTTCTCTTAATTCAGCAAAATCTTCTTCATATTTTGCCTCTAGTTGCTCAGTTACTTTTTCCATCTCATGGTTTACTCGAGCAATAACTGCTGCTTCGAAAATAGCGGTAGCCTTAGTTTTGAAATCTTCAGAAAGATTATCACCGAAGATTGGCGATAAATCAATTGCTTCAATTTCTGAAGTTTCTTCTGCATCAACCGTTTCGCCATCCTCTTCAGTTTCTTCGCCCATTGGTTTATTGCCAGTAGGGTTTTTGCCTGTAGCAGAAGCTGTTAGATCAGCAACAGTTGTGAAGTTTGGTGTTGGGCCTGCGCCTTTAGCCTGTGGAGGTGTTGCTTTAGGAGTTGTAGCAGATACTTTAGCTCCTTGATTTTCATCAGCATCACCTTCCCTAGTTTCAAACGAAGCTTTCTCTGATGATCCTTGGGTTGGATTAGAAGCATCTCCTGAATTAGCAGGTTTCAAGGTGGAATCCTTTTTAACGGTATCTGCACCCATTTTATCAGCTTCGTCAAGAGTTGCTCTAGTCTCAACACGACCAAGCAATTCTTTAATTTTGCTTTCTACTGACATTTACTTGTCTCCTAAATGGAATTTATCTATTATTTATAATTATGGTTGCCTTAAGAATTTACATCTGTTGAAATGCCATCTTGAAGCATTTGGTTTAGATGTTATCTTTTTGCAGGTTGGACATTCTAATAAAATCTTACTATTATGGGTGCCATCTAATACACTTTGTAATATTTTTGATCTCACTTTTTCTTTAACTTCAGTATTAAACATGGGATTATTAATTCTAAAGTTTTCTTTATATAAGTCTTTTTTCATATGATGGTTATCAATTTTGTTTTTTCTATACTCAGGATTTTGCCATAAATTTTTCATAAAATAGCTATTCTTGATTCTATTATATTCTAAGGCGCCAGGATTAGTTCTTTTCGGATCACAAAACCAACTTGTTTTTGCTCCCTTGTTGTTTTGCGGTCTTTTAGCAATTACTTCTTTCCTCTTGGCAGGATTTTTATCTCCTACAGGAAATCCACTACTAACAACACTAAGATTCATATTTCCTTCAAAGCAGTAATAATTTTCTATTAAGACTTCCTCGGCATTTTTTAAATCCTGAAGATTATCATAAAAATTAAGTATTCTTGTATGTAATGGTACCTTATATTTTTTGCATAATTTTATCCATTTTCCCGAACCTTGATACCCATCTTTTAAATTTTTAGTAGAATGTCGACCAACATAAAAAAATCCATAGTCGCTGGCAGTTATATAAGTAAAATGATATATCATTTTATTCTATTAAGAAAATTATTTAAAAATTCCAATAACGCATCTTCTCTTTTTTTTCTATCTAATTTAGTTTCTTTAACTATCTTATCCACATCATATTTGAGCATAACCCATTGACCATTGTTAAGTGCCCATTCAGATCCTTCCATAATACCATTGACAAAGCATTCTGGACCACTAGGATCTGACACTATATCAACGGTTGCTAGATGAAAGTCGTCTTGAACTTCCATAACACCATTTCTTTCTTTTAATGAACCTAAACCTCTAGAAGATACACCTAGCATTACTCCTTCTTCTATAAAGTTTCTTGCAATCTTACCCATAGGTGTTTCAAGAATCTTAGCTCTGCCAATCACATTTGTACCATCAAATTTTAGCTCAGAGATAAGATGCGATACTTGATTAAGATTAATAGTAGGATTGGAAGGATGACCAAGTTCCCCTAAAGAACGCTTTTGTTCTATTAGCCCTTGATATCTTTGGACTTCCTTTTCCATTACAGATAGAGGATAAATTCTACCATTGCGGTTTTGCTTATCTGCCTGCATAAAAATGCCCTCGATGAAGACATTTTTCTTACCATTAGATTCTTCAGTCAAGTAATTTAAATCTTGTGTAACTTCTGTAATTAGTTTCATTTTAGATCTTCTGATAGTCTTTTAATGCTTGGTTATTAGGTTCAGTAAATCCATCTGATTTAGTAATACCCATATAAATCATACCGCCGCCATTTAAAGTAACAGTAATATTTGAAGCGTTGGACTCGTTTTCCACGAAACCCATCATCTGAGAAAAGGACCAATTGTCATTACCAGTTAATTCCATAACTGTTGTAGCGCCCCTTGCAACTGTAGATGCTGTAGCACCAACTAAAGAATATATAACACTATTAATATTCATAGTTACATTACCATTACTTGCAACAGTCTCATCTGCAAGTTTTACATCTAAAGGAGTAATGGTATAACTACCAGTACCTACCAACTTTACAATGGCCTGTTGTCTGGTTTTCTTTAGTACGGTTTTGCTTCCCATTTATTAATCCTTTTTATCTTTGCGCATAGCACCATACTTTGCACCTAGAGCCATACGAATTCTTTCTTTTTTGCTTTTACCAGCAAATTTAGGATTGTCACTATGGACAAAATCATGTATCCAATCGCCTGCAGGATCAGACGCCTTTAGTTTTTCTAAAAGACTTTCCTCTCTAAAGGCATTAAAATTTTTCATTCTTCTTTGTTATCCTTATACAAAGTAGAAGCCAAATCTTGTTTCTTTGTGTCTAAAGCATCACTAACTCTTACTGCCATCATTGAATTAAATTTTTCCATTGCATCAGCAGATTTATCAGATAATATATCATTTACCATGTGTCTAATTACGTCAGATTGTTCCATAATATTTCCTTATTGTTGAGGCATAGTATTATTTATTGGTTGAGGACCTTCGGTTTGAATTTCCCCTTCAATTCTCTGAATGTCATCATCTGTCATTCTTAGAATATTTTTCATAACATATCGTTTACTAAAGAATGTGCCAATGTAAGGTTGTATCTGATTAAGTACATCTACTCTATTTCTAAGGTTATCAGCTTCCTTCATTTCAGAAAAATACTGATCTTGTGCATATCTTACTTGTATCTTTTCACCGATAACTTTCCAGTCATTATCAGTTATAACACCCTTTAAAACTAGATTAGTTTTTAATACATCTAAAAACAATTCATTAAACTTTTTACGAAGACGAGAAACGAATTTAGCAAATTTTAATTCGTCTCTAGTAATTTCTTCAGCTCTACCAAACTGCAATCCATTTTGAGGTTGCATTCTAGATATAGGTACATTTAATGCTTGGTATACCTTTTGCTGAAAATAATTTATATCTTCAATCTGCCCTAGGTTTTCACCGCCAGGTAAAGTGGTAATTTCAGTGCCTCTACCACCCTCTCTTCTCGGTAACCAAAAATCCTCAAGCATCGACATAAATTTTCTATCGTCTCTTATTTCACCAGTAGCGGAATCGTAGACAATTTTGTTACGATATCTTGCCATAACATCTTTTAAATATTGTTCTGCTTTAACTTTCGGTAAATTGCCAACATCAATATAAAAAATTCTTCTCTCGGGAGCTCTAGATAATCTATAAATTACCAGAGCATCTTCCATCATCTTTAACTGATTTATAGGTTTAATTGCTTTATGCAAATATCCTAATACGACATGTTTTTCTAAATCCATCATACCAGATGGAACATACACTACCGAATCAGTTGACAATCTTAAAGACTGATTAGATACTGCTGCCATAGAATACTGAGGATTATAATTTATTCCCTTATCATTATAGATAAAAAATTCATCTATATTTTTAATTAAGTCAGCACCAGTTTTCTGATCTTTTTGCTTGTCAACTTTTCTTACTTTTCTAATTTTTCTAGGATCAATATTTCTTAATTCAACTATACCTCTTTTTGGGTTAGTTGTATCAATGACCTTTTGAAAATAAATTCTGCCATCAACATACCATTGCCTAAACCAGTCATAACCTTTATAATTAAAATTTAATAATCTAAGAACTTCTTGAAATTCTATTTTAATAGAATCCTTAATACTCTCTGGTAAATCTGAACTATCTAAGTTAATTGATACGGCGTCCTCATTGTCAGTAGCTGCTATAGCCTCAGTAACTATTTCATCCACAGCAGTAGAGGCATCTGCATACATAGCTGCCTCTCTGTATCTCGTAATAAGTTCTGCTTCTGATTTAGAGGATGCATCTAAATCTACATAAGTACCGTAATATCCGGCACCCGATACTGTAGCTGCACCATCTTCAGGTTCAGGCGTAATAAAGGATTGAGCCTTAGTTCCTAAATCATTCACCTCATTACGAGATATTGTAAATCCAAATAACGAAATTGCCATATTTTATTAAGTATTAAAAGGTGATAATGCAAAGTCAATAATTGTGCTCAATGGATTGCTTGAAACTGTAAATGTCTGATACTCAAAAGTAACTGCTGTATCTGAGATTTGATCATTTGATTGAAAGTTTAAAGCAACAGGACTTACTGAAATTGGAAAAGCGCCAAGCAATTTATATTCTTTAAGTACTTTACCATTTCTATCTAACTGATAAATTAGCATATCTCTTTGGTATTCAGATGGTACTAATCTTCCAACCTTATTAATACGATCTTCCATACCATTCATCCATTGCTCCATCGCTGATCTTATAGAAAAATCAGAATCATTAATTACATTAATAGTAAATGGAGCAAATGTTCTATCTCCTGCTAACTGTACTGGACGTCCTCTATAGAATGTTGTAGTAACACCTATAGTCTGTCCTGGTAATTCTGCAGCTGTTACTAAAAAGGGCGCTCTTGCAACAGCGTTTGCCTGCCCGGCCACATAGGTCGGGAAACTTAGCTGTACAGCAAATTGATTCGGTCTTGCCCCGCCATTAGTTAAGGCAGCTTTGAATCTTTCTACATTAAATGCGGTTGACATTTACTTCTCTCCTAAATTAAGCGCCAACTTCTTCAAATGCTATGCCTGTTCTAGTAGCTACAAAATTCAATTGAATAAAATTAATTGCTCTAGCAGGTTTGACAAAAATATCAGCAACAAATTCATTTCTATCAATCACTTCGCCAGTATTATTAGTTTCATCACAAATTACTCTGAAGTCAGTAACACCTCTTCTGCCTTGAACATCTCTTAGATATGGTTCAACTAGATTTCTAAATTGTGCTCTAGTAAAGGCATCATTAAATTCAAACAACTGAAACTTAGCTGCGGTTGCAATTGCTTTTTCCAGAACAATGAACAATCTTCTTACGTTAATTCTATCAAATGCGCTCGGTCTTGTAAGCAAAGTTTTGTCGCCAAATAATACTGTTCCCTGACCCGGGAAAGTAACTACAGGATTTATACCTGATCTATACAATGTATCTCTGTCAGCTTTGCTTGGCGAGTAAGCTAATTTAACTACATTCTTAATACCGCCTCTGTTGAATCCTGCAGGTGAGAACCAAGGATCAGCAACAAAATCTGATCTAGCTGTCAATCCGGCAATGTCCCCATTCAATGGAAGCCAACGATATACATCATTGTATCTATCATACTGATACTTCCA